CTCTGGCCCCGTTAGATCACTCGCAGGTCTTATTAATGCTGGATACAATGGTGTTGTTAGTTTAACAGCTAATACAACAATTACTGTTGCTGATCATGCAGGACGACCACTTCTTTGTAACGATGCAGACGGTGTTTTTACACTACCTAGTATTGTTGTTACAGAACCTACTGATAAAGGTTCTCCAAGTCAAACAGCCAATTTAGGTGCACAGTTTACATTTATAGTTGTAACAGCTGCTACTGACATGGACATCGTAACGGACGGTACTGACAAATTTGTTGGTGGAGTTTACACAGGCGTAGATGACGCCACAGGTAAGACTTTCATCTCAGGTGCTTCTAACGATGTGATTACTCTAAATGGCAGCACTAAAGGCGGTCTTGCAGGAAGCATCATAAGAGTAACCGCTATAGCAAGTGCAAAATACGCAGTAGAGGGTATAACTCTTGGCTCAGGCACACTTGTTACTCCGTTTGCAGACGCTTAATACGGGAGTAAATTGATATGGCAGATGCAGTTACCAGTACAACTATTATTGATGGTACGCATAGAGCAGTCATCCAGATAACTAACCTTAGCGACAGTACTGGTGAAAGTGCTGTCACAAAGGTTGATGTTAGCGCGTTGAATGCTAGAGCCGATGGAACTGCGTGTAGTGGTGTTACTATTGATAAAGTACACCACTCTATAACTGGCTTCACCCAAGTGCAATTACTTTGGGATGCAGACACGAATACGATCGCATTAGCATTGGCAGAGTCAAGTAATGGACATATGGACTTTAGCGGTTTTGGTGGATTACAGAATACTTCTGGTACTGGAAAGACAGGAGATATTGCTCTAACTACTATAGGAGCTGCCGCTAACGATACTTATGTTATCGTTCTTGATTTGTTAAAGCATTACGGATAGATGGCTACTTCAGGTACTAGAACTTTTAGTTTAGACGTAGCGTTAGCTATAGAGGACGCATACGAACTAGCAGGACTCGAACTTCGTACAGGCTACGATGCAGTCACTGCTAGGCGTTCTCTAAACCTAATGTTTGCAGATTGGTCTAACAGAGGTGTTCAGCTTTGGGAAGTTGTAGAAGTCTCTCAGACTTTAACTGAGGGAGATTCTTCTTACGACCTGAATGCTTACGACATTGATATACTAGACGCAATAATTCGAAGAACTGTTAATGGTATTCAAACTGATTTTCAGATTTCTAGAATTGACCGTAACGAATATTTTAATATTCCTAATAAAACAACGAAGGCTAGACCTACTCAGTTTTATGTAGAGCGAACGGTTACGCCTAAAGTATATTTATGGCCTGCTCCTGAAAACTCCACAGATCAGTTTATTTCCTATAGATGGCAGCGTATTCAAGATGCTTCAGCTTCTGTTAATGATCTCGACGTACCTAGTCGATTCCTACCCTGTTTAACCATGGGATTAGCTTTTTATTTAGCGGTTAAAAAGAACCCAGACAAAGTTGCTTTATTACAACCTATGTATGAGCAAGCTCTTCAAAACGCATTAAGGTTCGATGAAGATAGAACGTCTGTCCATTTAATCCCCTCAGTAAGTTCCGTCTTTACTTAATGGCTTACGCACAAGGTAAACACGCACTCGGGATTTGCGACCGTTGCGGTTGGGCTTATAAGTACTTACAGCTTCGTATGGAATGGACTGGTTTTAAGGTTTGTCCAGAGTGTTATGAACCAAAGAACCCTCAACTAGATCCCCCAGTACTACCTACGGATCCAGAGTCCCTACATCAACCAAGACCAGAAGTTTCTTTGCCTCAGTCTCAGTTAGGGGCGATTATAACAACAAGTCCTACGTTTACTACTTCTGCTGGAGTCAATGTAGGTGCTCTTCCAGCAACTACAGTAGACCCTATTGGCTCAGACTTTTCAGCAGATGGGGCTACGGGTAGTATTGGCACAGTAACAGTGGTGACTACATGAGCTTTACTTACGCAACGCTAAAGACAGCTATTCAAGATTATTGTGAAACGAGCGAAACTACGTTTAATAATAACTTATCGGTTTTTATTCAGGAAGCAGAAGAAAGGATTCTAAAAGCTGTTGAGATTCCTGATTTTAGAAAAAACGTAACAGGTACGGCTACTTCAGGTAGCACTTATTTATCTATGCCTACCGATTTCCTGGCCCCGTTGAGTTTAGCGGTTATCTCTAGTAGCGTGTATACATACTTGTATTTGAAGCACGTTTCGTTTATTAGAGACTATACGCCAAACGCATCGACCACAGGAACGCCAATCTATTATGGATTATTTGATAGCTCAACTTTTATTTTGGCTCCTACACCTGACGCTAATTATACTTTTGAGCTTCATTACAAGTACAGACCGGCGTCGTTAACAGCTGGCTCAGATAGCGGAACAACATGGCTTTCTGAAAACGCTCCAAATGCATTATTATACGGTTCATTAGTAGAAGCGTCGACATTTATAAAAACCCCAGAAGAAACCCCGTATTATGACCAAAGGTTTCAAGAAGCGATTGCAGGATTAAAGAAACTTGGGGAAGGTTATGGAATTCGGGACGAACATCGTTATGATATATCTAGGATGGGTTAGTTATGTTTAAGATGTCTGTTGAATCAAACCTAGGAGACGTTGTTGTTAAAACAACAGAACGCAGAGGATTGTCTCCTGAAGAACTAGCTGAACGAGCGGTGGAACAAATAGTTAGTGTTTCTTCTTCTGTAGACCCTGTTGTGCGACAACAGGCAGAAGCGTTTAGAAACCGCATTTATCATGTAGTATTAGGTATAATCAAACAAGCAATCAAAAGCGACAGGACAACGCTTATTAATGAGTTTATTCAACAGGGTCAGTCAGACACTGCTGATATTTTAAGGAGACTATAATGGCTATCACCACAGCTATGGCAACCTCGTTTAAATCAGAGCTTTTACAGGGAATACATAATTTCCATAACGGTTCTGGTGGAGGAACGACTACCACTACAGGTACGGGCAATACGTTTAAGATTGCTTTGTATACCAGTAGTGCAACTATGTCAGCATCTACTACGGCTTATGCAACGACTAACGAAGTCTCTGCTACAGGCACAGGGTATACCGCTGGCGGTAATACATTAACGAATGTAGACCCGACCACATCAGGAACTACTGCATTGACTGATTTCGCTGACACTACTTGGTCTAGTAGCTCGATCACTGCGAGAGGATGTTTAATTTATAACTCCTCAACTACCGCAGGAACAGCTAATAGAGCAGTAGCGATATTAGATTTCGGAGCGGATAAGACATCTACAAGTGGGGACTTTACTATTCAGTTTCCAGCAGCAGACGCTTCTAACGCGATTATAAGAATCGCATAGGATATAGTGTGTGGCTGATGTCAAGGTTGCCTTTGATGGATGGAATTCTTCCTCTCATGGATGGGGCGAAGGAACGTGGGGTAATGGCGAAGCAGTTCCTGGAGCAACAGGGACTCTTGGTACAGTCTCGGTTACGGCAGATGCTAATGTCTCAGTTACAGGCGTTGCGGGAACGGGGAATCTCGGGTCGGTTTCTGTATCCGCTGATGCGGGTGTTAGTGTATCTGGTGTATCAGGCACTGGTACTCTTGGTTCACTTACGGTTACGGCTGCGGCAATTGTTAGTCCTACGGGAGTTGCAGGCACGGGAACACTTGGGTCAGTTACGGTCTCGGCTGACGCAAGCACTTCGGTCACTGGCGTATCAGGCACAGGCTCGCTGGGATCACTTACGGTTACAGGCACGGCGACAGTCTCTGTCACAGGCGTGGCAGGAACAACAGGGCTTGGAAGCGTCACCACGATCACAAGTAACACGATTGAAGTTTCTTCACCAGAAATGGCTGGGTCTGTTGGAACGGTTACGTTTGATGGAGATGCGAATGTTTCGGTTACAGGTGTGGAAGCGGCCTGTACAACGAGTGGCGTTAATGTTTGGGGGCTTATCGATGATAGCCAAACAGCGAATTGGTCAGGAATTGATGACAGCCAGACGCCGAATTGGTCAACTATTGACGATAGTCAAACACCAGATTGGAAAGAGGTAGCATAAATGGCTAGTACATATGTAAACGATCTTCGCCTAAATGAGATGGCGACAGGAGACGGCTCAGGAACGTGGGGAACCACTACGAATTTAAACCTGGAGATGATCGCAGAAAAATTTGGGACGGGATCGGAAGCTTTATCTGATGCCTCTACCGCCACCATAACGATGGCTGACGGGGCTTCAGACGCTTTTCGTTCTACAGCACTAACACTTACGGGTTCTTTATCACAAGCTTGCACCGTGACGTTTGCTCCTAACACTATCAGTAACGTATGGGTAGTTCAAAACTCTGCTGGCAATACCGTAACGATTTCACAAGGTACAGGCGCGAATGTCGTCATACCAAATGGCGGCATTCGCATGATCGCCACAGATGGTGCCGGTTCAGGTGCAGCAGTTACTGATGTACTTGATGTATTAGGCGGCACAGGCAATGTAGGGCTTGGTAGCGGTGCGTTTGGCACAGGGCTGACTACAGGCACAGATAATGTAGCCATAGGCGAGAATGCTGGTGATGCGCTCACAAGTGGCTCTGACAACACGTTTGTTGGTGACAATGCGGGGGGTGCGACAACAACTGGTGGAAATAACGTAGCCATTGGGTCGGAAGCCTTAGATGCTAACACCACCGCAAGTTTTAATACGGCTGTTGGTGACAATGCCCTTTCAACCAACACTACTGGCGCAGCAAATGAAGCTTTTGGGTATTATGCGTTACAAGCCAACACTACTGGTAATTACAATGTTGCGGTAGGTTCTAGGGCTTTAATGGCAAACACCACAGCAGCTAACAACACGGCAGTCGGTAGGGACGCTTTAAAAGCCAATACCACCGCCTCAAACAACACAGGGGTTGGATATGCCGCTTTAACGGCCAACACCACTGGGCTTGGTCTTGTTGCGGTTGGTAAGGATGCTTTAAAAGCTAATACAACAGCAAATTACAATATTGGAGTAGGTGCATTTGCACTAACAGCTAACACCACGGGGGCGTTAAATGTTGCAATAGGTACTTCTGCGTTAGAAGCCAACACCACCGCTGCAAACAACACGGCTGTCGGAACTAATACTCTAGCGGCAAATACCACTGGTGACACGAATGTAGCTATCGGTAAAGATTCAATGTTAGCGAACACCACTGGAACAAACAATACTGCGGTGGGTGCGCGATCTTTACAAGCCAACACTACAGCGGCTAACAATGTGGCGGTGGGCGATCTAGCGTTGGGGGCCAACACCACGGGAACAGAAAACACCGCAGTAGGAACAACGGCTGGAGATGCTATAACCACTGCATCAAACAACACCGCCATTGGCTACGATGCTCTTTCTGCCAATCAGACGGGCGAGGGAAACACGTCTGTAGGCTCCCACTCGCTTCAAGCTAATACAGGTGCTGGTTACAACACTGCTGTTGGACACAATGCACTAAAAGTATCTAGCACTGGAAACAGTAACACCGCAGTGGGGCAAGGTGCTGGGGATGCTGTAACTACATCGTCAAACAATGTATTAGTGGGTAATGATGCTGGTGGCTCTTTAACTACTGGCGGGAACCATGTTGCTATCGGAAAAGATTCTTTAGCTCAATGCACCACTGGGACGGAAAACACTGGCGTTGGTTTTAAAGCGTTAGCAGAAGTAACTGATGGTGCTTTAAATGTTGCCGTAGGTGCTTCTGCGGGAATCGGCATAACTACTGCAAGCAGCAATGTTTTTATGGGTTATAAAACCGGAGAAAATATTACCACTGGAAATAGCAATACTGCGCTGGGTTATTACGCGCTTAGAAATGTAAGCGGCAGTATTACTCAAAATGTTGCTGTAGGAATTCAAGCTCTTTATGACTGCACAGCTAACAATAATGTTGCGGTTGGTGTTAACGCTTCATATGAGGCACAAGGTTGCACAGAAACCGTAGCTATCGGAAACTTTGCTCATTCTAATGCAACAACAGGCAACTCAAATACTATAGTTGGATATGCTGCTGGAGATGCTTTAACTAATGGCGCACAAAATCATTTGATAGGTTCTGGCGCAGGTGGAACTTTGACCACTGGAAGTAACAATGTAATGATCGGTTACGCTGCGGGCCAAAACGATGTTAATACAACTACAGGTGCAAATAACATACTGATAGGGTCTTATGCAAACACTTCTGCCTCTGATAGCACTTATTGTATCTCGATTGGATATGATGTGGGTTGTGCGGGAAATGAAAACTTTACGTTTGGTAATAATGCTAGTGACACCACCTGTGTGCATGGCGCGACTACTTGGACTGCTCCTTCTGATATACGCCTTAAAGAAGACATTAAAGATGAAGAAATTGGTTTAGAGTTTGTTAATGAACTTAGACCCGTTACCTTTCAATGGAAAAAAGCCAAAGACGTTCCTTCAGAAATGAAAGCGCATAATCCTGATTCAGAAAAACGTGTAATGAACGGGAAATATAATCATGGGTTTATTGCTCAAGAGGTAAAAGAAGTGATTGATCGATATGATTTTAAAGAAGGTTTCGATATGTGGACTGAAGACGGTGAGGATGGAAGACAGCGTATTGGAGAAACAGCATTAATTCCAATATTGGTAAAAGCAATTCAAGAACTTTCGGCTGAAGTCGAAAAACTCAAAGGAGCATAAAATGGCAATTAAAAGAACTTTAATTGAGGCAACACCCTCTTCGGAAGACGGTAAAGTAACCCGATGGAATCTTGTTATGAAATACGAGCAAGGAACAGAAGGACAAGCTGACTATTACACTAATGAAAGAAGAATAGGGCTTGATGCTGTTGAAAAGAAAGGTGATGAAACTATTAATAATTTCACCCCAAAAGCTGAAGGTGATTGGACTAAAAAAGAGCTTGAAGATCTTTGCCCAACTGCTAAGTGGGATGAAGTATTTGCAAGTCAATATGACTCTGTGATTACTAACCCTGTTAAAGAGCCTGTCCCTAATAACGACTTTGTAATTCCTAGCTAATGGAACAGCAACATTATACGTTTCATTCGTTGCCAGCGGTGTTTATGCTGGAGGCGCAGCTATCTGAAAATATGGTAGGTACGCTTAATGATTACCTTGATAAGTTAATAGTAGATCAGGAACGCAAAAGTCATGCGGGTACATTAGTAGGGCAGATATCCCACGGCCAACAGCTTACGATGGATCACGAATGTGAAGAGCTAAAGGACTTTAATTGGACAATTCAGGGCTTGGCAATGGATTACGTCAAGCAGTTCTGCGCTCATTCTGGAAACCCACTAAAAGGTAAAAGAGAGGTACTTACTGATGAGCTTTGGTCTGTTCATTCTTACGCTGGCGATTATAATCCCATACACGATCATGGTACTAAAACTATTATGGGAGTCTCCTGCACAACATGGACAAGAGTACCACAACAAATCTTAGATCAACCTACGGCAGGAAGCCCAGAGTACAGTTTATACAATTCAAGCGGTAACTCAGATGGTTGCCTTGCGTTTAGTTATGGTCGTAATAGCTTGTTAGATGTAGAGCGTTTAGCTCCCCCACAAAGTTTTGTAATTAAGCCAGAAGTTGGAAAAATGTTGATGTTTCCTAGCTGGTTGACACACATGGTTTACCCCTTTGAGGGTGATGGAGAACGGCGCACAGTCGCTGCAAATTTAAATGTTTGGAAGGTAGATGATGACGGAACAAGACATTCAAACGGAAGTTACAGAGGAAACTGAGGTCGTTGAGCTTCCTCCTAATCCTGAGATGTTAAATACTAGGATGGATGAGCTTAGAGAACAAATTGCTCAAATAACCCAGATTATTAACTCTAATCAAAAACAACTCGATACACACATGGCAGCGTTTAACTGGTATGCGCAACAACTAGAAGCGGTTACTCCGGAGCAAGAATAATGGATTTTGTTCTTAATATAATATCTGTAGTAACGGGTATTGTGTGTGCGGCATCGATCATATGCAGCCTTACTCCTACGCCTAAAGATGATGCGTTGATTGGACGTCTATATAAGATCGTTGAGATCGCAGCGTTAAACATTGGTAAGGCAAAAGAAGGGGCTACAACTAATCCTATTAAGTTTGTCAAAAGGTCTGATTAATGGCTTCAAAAAAATCTCAAGTTAAAACCAAAGAACCAGCGTCACAACAAACTTTAAATGAGTTAAAAACTCATCAAAGAGAATGTGCTTTGCGATACGAACGCATTGAAGAACGCTTAGAAGAAGGCTCAGAAAAATTTAAAAAACTAGAAATGATGATTTGGGGAGTGTATCCGTTTATGGTTGCGACTATAGTTGTAGCTAAGTTTCTATAGTTGTGAGCTATGCCTTTACAAAAGTTTTTATTCAATCCAGGAATCAACAAAGAAGGAACTGCCTATACAGCTGAGGGAGGCTGGTTTGACGGTAATTTAGTTCGATTTCGTAAAGGATTACCAGAAAAGATAGGCGGGTGGGCTAAAAATTCTCTTAATGCTTATAAAGGAACAGGACGTAAACTTCACGCTTGGGTTAATCTTCAAGGCACAAAATTCTTAGGTATCGGAACCCGTGTAAAGCTATACATTCAAGAAGGTGATGCGTTTTATGACATAACACCTCTTCGTTTAACTACGAGCGCAGGGGATGTTACTTTTTCAGCGACTAACGGTTCTTCTACTATTACAGCGACAGACACAAGCCATGGAGCAATGGCAGGCGATTTCGTTACGTTTAGCGGAGCTTCAAGTTTAGGCGGTAATGTGACTGCTGCTGTCCTTAATCAAGAATACGAAATAGCTACTGTTCCCACTGCTAACACATATACTTTTACGGCCAAAGATACTTCAGGAACCACTGTAACTGCGAATGCCAGCGATAGCGGTAACGGTGGAAGTAGTGTAGTTGGTGCATATCAAATTAATATTGGGCTTGATACTTATGTTCAAGGTTCTGGTTGGGGTTCTGGTACTTGGGGCGAGGGTACGTTTGGTTCTGTTAGCGCACTAAGTGCTTCTAATCAGCTGAGATTGTGGTCGATTGATAATTTTGGCGAGGATATGCTTTCTTGCGCAAGAGCGGGGAATATTTTCTTTTGGGATAATACAGATACCGTTTCAGTTAGAGCTAAAGCATTAGAAGATCTTTCTGGGGCTAATTTACCGCCGACCGTAGGGCTTCAAGTACTTGTGTCAGATATAGACCGCCACGCCATTGTTTTAGGAGCAGATCCTATTAATACTGACGGGACTGCACGCACGAGCGTTATAGACCCGTTACTTATTGCTTTTTGTGATCAAGAAAATATATTGGAATGGGAACCTAAAAGTACTAATACCGCAGGGTCTTTAAGACTTTCTTCAGGATCTCAAATCATAGGCGGCATAAGAGCACGTCAAGAAGTGCTTATTTGGACAGACACTTCGTTATATAGTTTACAATTCATTGGCCCTCCGCTGACTTTTGGACTAAACCTAATTAACGAAGGTGTGGGGTTGATCGGGCCTAACGCAGCTGTTAATTCTCCTGCTGGTATTTTTTGGATGGATCGTAAAGGTTTTTATATATATAACGGTTCTGTGCAAAACATACCTTGTTCAGTACAAAGTTATGTGTTTGACGATATTAACGAAGAGCAGAACTTCCAGTTTTTTGGATTTTTAAACCGTCAATTTAATGAAGTAGGCTGGTTTTACAGCTCTAGTGATTCTAACTTACCTAACCGTTATGCTGTGTTTAACTACGTGGATAATGTTTGGTCTATAGGACAATTAGATAGAACAGCATGGATCGATGAAGGAATAGAAAACAACCCTAGAGCCGCCGGTGAAGCAAACAGCAACTACTATATTTACGACCATGAAACTGGTAACGATGCAGACGGTTCTCCGATGACTAACGTATATATTGAGTCAGGAGACTTCGATATAGGAGAAGGAGAAGAGTTTCAGTTTATACGCCGTATGATACCAGACGTTAAATTTACAGGGGCTGGTGGTTCTGGACAACAAATAAACACAGTGTTAAAGACCCGTAATTATCCTGGTGATTCTTTAGCAACAGATAGTACAAGCGCATTTACAGCAACTACTACGAAAATAGATATGCGAGCGCGTGCAAGGCAAGCCGTAGTTCGTTTTGAATCTGATGACGATGCTGCTGAAGGTGTGCAACTAGGAGTAGGCTTTAGAGTCGGTGGTACTCGTTTAGATCTTCGTCCTAACGGTAGAAGATGAGCAAGATATTACAAGGGCGTTTGCCCCTAGTTTCTCCGTACACGAATCAGTTTGTTGATGTAAATACGTTCAATAGATTTGTTCGTATATTAGAACTTAGTTTAGATGCGATTGATTTTGACGCAACACCTCAATACACCGCCGAAGAAATAGATGAGTTACAGTTTCCAACAGGAGAAGTAATCTGGAACTTAACAGAGGAAGTTCTTCAGGTTTGGTTAGGTACTCGTTGGGAATATCTTTCTACACCAGAAACTTCAGGGTTAAGCGCAACCGCTACATTGGGAACTATACAAGTAGTTGCAAGCGGTGATATAACGGTGGAGATTAGCTAATGAGTGAGAAGTTAAGCGAGCATTTTACACTAAATGAGTGTTGTAGAAGTGAAACAGCACAGCGGCATGGTATAGATAATACCGCTACTGGTGAGGAGCTAGAAAATTTAAAACGTGTTCTGGAGAATGTAATAGAACCAGTTAGAATACATTACGGAATACCGTTTACTCTTAATAGCGGGTATCGATGTCAAGAATTAAACGCTGCAATAGGTTCAAGTTCTAACAGTCAGCATTGTAAAGGACAAGCAATAGATTTCGAAATTCCAGGAATACATAACGATAAAGTAGCTCGATGGATAATAGATAATTTGGACTATGACCAGTTAATCCTTGAGTTTTATGATGGAGTAGACCCTAACAGTGGTTGGATTCATGTTTCTTATGTGTCTGCTGGAGAAAATAGAAACCAAGCTCTGGTTTATCATGGCAAGCAATACACGCCATTTGAATGAAAGGCACAATACTAGCCTTTATGTTAATTACCGTTATTGAGGGAAACGTAGCGCAAGGTTCAGATCAAATGTTGTTTAGAGATATCCATAGATGCCAGCAGTTCGCATATTGGATAGAACACAATTGCAGAGATGCCCGTTGTAGAGGTGGTATTAAACAGCATAATATAACCGCTTACTGCAAGCCAGTGATGACAGCAGCCAACCAAAAATTTTGGGATTGACTATGGTTAAAAAGTTACAAGAAAATTCTGTTTGGGCTAAATACGACATAGACCAAGACGGAACAGTTTCAGATGAAGAGCTGGAACGAGCGACACAGATGATTGAGTTAGACTTAAGAGAAGAGAAACAAGACTCTCAACGCAGAATAGCGTGGGTAGCTATGGCTTCCATGGTTTTATATTCATTATTACCGTTGTTACCGTTTGTTCCAGAAGAACGACTTAGTACTCTTTCTTCTCTTTCGGATATGCTCTTTCTTTCACAAGCTTCTATTATAGGTTTGTATTTCGGCGCAACAGCCTATATGTCACGTAAGCCATAAGGCAAGCCGATGATTATAGAATCAGTCGCCGCTGCCGGTGCGATACTATCGACCATCTCAACGGCCATAAATAAATTGAACGAGGTCGGTGATGGGGCTGCGAAAGCAGTTGAATTGATGCAAGGGTTTTCTGATGCGCTAGACTCGTTTGAGCGCGAAAAGAAAGACTCGGTTATTAATAACCTTAGCTCACAGGAGCTTTTGAAATTGGAATCAATAAAACATAGACGCGATCAGTGGGAAAAGTCGCTCCATGATATGTTGGTTATTCATGATCCAGCTTTACTTCAACGCTGGGAAGACGCTAAAGCTAGGCAGAAGGCTAACCACAAACGACAGATGGAAGCTATCAAAGCTAGGGCTGCTGCTAGAAAGAAGATGATTAGGCAGATTTGGATTATAATGGGGGTGACCGCTATAGGCTTACTTTGCGCATTTATTTTAATTGGAGGGGTTATAGTAATCTTTAGATGATGGAGATAAGACCAACAACACAACCAGCTCAAGCCTCTTGGAGACAAGCGGCTGAAGAACGGTATGAGAAGTTAATGGAGTCAACTCAAAGAGAAAATAGGCGTCGAGTTTCCGGTAACGCTGAATTGATGCTCTATATAGCGAAAAGCGGTAAAGTTCAGATCGAAGACGGCAGAACTAGGCCAAATAACATTAATTTTTTAATATGATTATGGGCTGGAAATTAAGTGCGGGACTAGGGTTGGCTTTAGCGATTACAGCAGGCGCGTTTAAACTCTATTACGACAAGTCTCAGGCTGAGATTAATGCGTTTCATATAAGGTTAGAACAATCAATCCAGAACCAAAAAACCCTAGAACGCACTATAGAAACTCAAAACGAAAACCTTAAAGAAACCATTAGAAACCAAGAACTTATGGTTGCTCAAATAGAAAAGCTAACCGATGAAAACCAGCAAGCACAAGCTGAGGTTGAAACCATTAGAAAAAAGTTCGCGAAGCACGATCTCAATGTGCTTTCTTTGAGAAAACCTGGATTAATCGAGAATATAGTGAACCGAGGCACGCGAGCCGTCGGAGCGGAATTTGAAAAACTTACTAACCCGTACCAGTTTAATGAAAGCTCTAATAGTATTAGTATTGCTCCTAATTAGTGGTTGTTCATGGTTCGGGGATTCAAAACCCTCGATACCTGAAGTCCAACCAGTAGAGGTTGTAACGGTTGTAAAAGATGCTCCTATGTATCATCCTCCGTTACCAAACGCAGTAACTTTTCTTCCGGTAGAATGGAAGATATTAACTCCTGAAACGATGGAGGAGTATTTAGAAGATTTAGAAGAAGGGAACGCTCCTGCAAACGCTTGGCACTCTCTTACTTCTAAGGGTTATGAGAACTTATCAGGTAACATTGCGGATATAAAACGCTATATCCGTCAGATGCTTTCAATAGTAAAATATTACCGTGAGTTTGACGAGGAACAGCAAGAGGAGCAGGAAACAGAGTAATGGCTTCTATATACAGTGATGAAATGAAAGAGAAGATTCTTGCGGATTTCTCTAGTAAAAACCCTAAAGTCTCTGCGTCTATCATAGAACGCTTCGGAGAAAACCCTCGTAGTAAAGGTCTTGGTTCGCTAACCGTAGAACAGTATCGCGATGCAGTAGATGCACCTCTTTATATGCGAAACGGTAGCGGAGCTGCCAGCGTTACTCCAACCCCTCAGCTAACTTTTGGACAAAAATTAAAAGAATTTATCGCTCCTGAAAAACCTGATTTGACGTCGATGGATGTTGTAAGTTTGTTAGGTAATTTGTATAAACTGTTTACAGCAGGAGACGACATAGAAGCCCCTGCTAAAGCCCCGCGCTATAGAGCACCTAAACCTACAGAAATAGAAGGAGTTGGTGGCATAGGTATGAATGATGGAGGCACCGTCCTTAACCGTAAGCTGTTTCTTGGCGGGGGTGAAGTAGACGGGATCGGTGGTGAACGAGATGACTTAGTACCGATATGGGCCAGTGATAAAGAATACGTTGTATCCGCTAACGGAGTACGGCGAATGGGAGGGGGCAACCACGCACGTGGGATTGCAGCCCTTGATGAAATAAATAACGACGGAAGGCTTGTCTAATGGCAGATCCAGCATATAGTTATCAGAGACCGGATACTTATCTTTACAACCTGTTAGCCGGTACAGGGGGTCTCCTTCCAGGAGTTTCTGATTACTATAAAAGTCAATTTGAAAACTTAGGTGGACCAGATACAAGCCCGTTTACTTATACAGGTGATCGTATTGCAGGATTCTCTCCTAGAGAACAATATGCAATGCAGCTTGCAGATCAGGGCGTAGGTGCGTACCAACCTTATTTCCAACGTGCTGCTGGATTAACCGAAGATGCTCTCGCTACGCAAGGAGCAGGAGCTTCCGAAGCAGCAGCCGCGCTACGCCGCGCACAGGGTATGGGGGAGGACTATACCCGCTTAGGCTTAGATACGCTTAAAGAGGGCTATAGGCGCGGAGATAGGCTAACGGGAGAGTCGGCTAGAAGATTAAGAGATACGGCGGCGGCTGAATATGATCCGTCGACAGCCTATAAAAGCTATATGGATCCTTACGAGGATGAAGTAGTCCAACAAGCAATGAAAGATATTCGTGAATCTGCTGCCCAAGGCGATATCGGTCGACGAGCCGGTGAGATTGGCTCAGGGGGCTTCGGAGGTTCTCGTTCTAGGTTAACACAAGCTGAGTCTGAACGAGCAAGAGACCGTGGTCTAATGGAAGCAGTGTCCGGTATTCGTTCTCAAGGTTATCAACGTGCTCAAGAACAAGGTATGAGCGAGTTTGCTAGACGGCAACAGGCTCGACAAGATGCCGCTACAGGACTAGCTGGGTTAGGACAACAAAGATTCGGAATGGCGTCGGCTACAGGACAAGGTATTGGTGAAGGCGGCCAATCTATGTATGGTATGGGTTTAGGTACAGGACAAGGATTACAAGCTATCGCTGGCCAGTTAGGAGGAGCACAAACAGGTGCGGCAGGACAGTATCAAGGTTACGGCGCGGCGATGCCAGGACTAATAGCAGGCGATGTACAGTCTCAACTAGGTATCGGTGGTATGAACCGAGCTAGAAACCAAGCTCTAATGGATCTTAACTACCAGAATTTCGTAGGCCAGTACAACTTACCAGCTCAGTTGTTCCAAGGTTACGGAAACTTCTTAACAGGTGCAGGGCCGCTACTAGGGGGTACAGGATACTCTGGTCCAACAGCCCAGACTGGTGGGACTACCGCAGCGTTTGGAGCTAATCCGTACAATTACTATAACTTTGGTGGACCCGGATAATGGCATACCAGTTTCAACCAATAGGGCCAGCAGGAGGGAAAGGTCTCCCTTCGATTCAAGTACCTAAATTACAAGCAGCTCCTAAACTGCAAACCGGTACGCCAATCAGAGCTAAAGAAGAACCTGATACTAAAGATCAGCTTACGGGTGCCCTATTAGGAATGGTTGCTCCCTCTTTAGGTAGACTGGGAGTAAAAGGACTTGGTGCATTATTAGGTGAAGACGCGCCTGATTGGTTAAAGTTAGAAAAAGAAGATGAACGTATTGCTCAAGAAGAAGCCTTAGAGCAACAACAACTAGCTCAAATGTCTGCTCCGGAACGGTACGAATATCTTAAAAGAAAACAAAGAGTAGAACAGTTTTTACCTAAATATAAAACCCCTACGAGACCCACGGCCCTCGGCCAGCTTATAGAAGGAATTGGTTCCGTTGCTCCTGCGTTTTTCTTAGATGAAGATGCGGCAGACCCTTATATAAAAGGAGTACAGGCAGGAACTAAACGACTAGGTGATTACGACGACAGTGTTTTACAGGCCGCTCTTTCTAGGTTAGAGGAGCGAGGTAAAGTTTTAGGCGAAGACATAGATTTAGACAGAGAAACAAAATACTCGGCTTATTTAGACGTAGAAACAAACAGAGCTGTACCAGTAACTAGGGACACAATCAAAAGTTCAGACGGTTTAGTACAGTGGGTGGTGAGCCAAGGCGATCCTAATGTTGACTTTTACTACGATTCAAACACAAATAAGAAAATGACTGTTCCTAGAGGACAAGCATATAGCAACAACCGTTTCGCGTTCGACGATCAAGATCTTCCTAGTGCACAGCAAGTAAACTTTATAAACGAAGAAGACCCGACTGAGCGTGCGTATGGTGTATTTTACCCTGAAGCAACAAAACCCGATGGAACTCGCGGGGCATTAACTATAATCCAAGATCCGGATGGTGGCCCACCTAGGACTATAGACGAATGGAGAGCTCTCAAGAAAAATTGGATACTTGATCAACGTGGCATAGAAGGTGCACCAGCTCTAAAGAAAGGAAAGCAAGAAATTGCTGATATGTTTGCAGATAGAGATCTTGCATACACGATGCTCAACGGTGTATTAGACTCAGGTCATGTTGTTTTATCCATAGCTAAAGATGCTGTAGATAATCCTGAAATTGGGTTAGAAGCGTTTACGAACACAGGTGTCTTAGCTAACAGATTGTTTAATAGTCTAAACAATGAAATAGCTACTCTTGATTCTTTTGTGTCTAAGAATTTTGGGCTTAATACGCAAGACATTATTACCACCCAAATGCGTAACGCGCAAGCAAACAACCTAGCTACGGCTAACGTATTGGGTGTTTATGCAGCAGCTAATAACCACGCCGCAGCTTATCAAAATTACACAGGAACAGGACCCTTAAACGCTGCTCAAAAAAGAGCAGACCAAGACTTAATAGATGCATTGGCTCGGTTAGAAGGTGGTACTTCTGGTGAAATTATTGGTCGCGATGGAAATGTTTTTAGTTTCGGGGATAGAGACACCATCAGGCAAAACGTAGTGACCCGAGGCCGTTTGATTGCTGCTCAAATACGACTAGCTTATTCGGCTGCTGCAGCTTCTGGTCAAACAGGAAGAACTTTGTCAGATAAAGACGTTGCCAACTTCTTACAGCAAGTTGGTTATGAGTCAAGCGAACCAAAAGATGTAGGCACACGAACCGCAGAGTTTATAGCTAGTCAAATTAGGCAATTCGACACAACAAGTCCAACTTTTAGTAATTTGTTAAATCTTTCTCGCTCTCAAACGCAAGGAGACATTACAAATCTAAATGAAGAAATTTCTAATATCTTTAGAATAGAGCCTTCAAAATTAAAACGGTTAATGGAGAGAGATGAAACTGGTAATTTTGTTTTAAGCGAAGACGAAGCAGACGCGCTTAGGTCTGAAATTAAACGAGATATATCCATTAACAGTAACGCCCGAGCTAACCCGTTTTTTGCATATAATCCTCAAACAAGACGGTGGACTTATCAAGGATTTGAAGACCAGTTTAAGAAAAGAGCTACTATCGATCCTGTAATTAAAAGATACATGGACAGGGGAGGGTATTTCGATACTTTCAATATCAATAAGGACACTTTCTTATATGAATCTCCTGAAGATAAAGCAAAAAATACACAACAAGGTACTGATAAGCCCCCTAGTTATGGAAAAGACCTGAGACGCTAAACATGGCTCAAGCACCTCAAACAATATCACAAGCATCAGCATTAAAAATTTCTGATGATCCGTTGTTCTATACAAGACCTTCTTTTCTAGATTATAGAGAGGGCCGTATAGGAGAGCTTAACAACATGGCTTTTGCTAAAAAAAGTCCGGTTACGGATGAGGCTTATAATGTTCTTGATATTATTAGAACAGCTCCTTATGAAACTGATATAGCGTTCGGGGTTGAACTTGGTGATGGCACCTCTAAACAATTTTTTCCTGATGCACAAGAACGATTTTTACAACTAGATTTTTTAGAAAATGTGTTAGATGACAGCTTTGTTACTGAGGACATAGAAAACACAAGGAAAAAACTAGCAGAAGAGGGGTACTCTAGGGAAATACTAGAATCTCTTTACAACCGCGAACAACATAAAGAATTTTTAAAATATCTAAAAAGTGTTAAAGATTTAGAGGGGTTAGAATACACTCCAAGAACGAGAGAAAAAGAAACACCGCTCGCTCCTTTTTTACCAATACAAATAGCCCTTGAAAAAGGAAAAGAAACTTTATTCGATATGAATGAAGACCAAAGAGCTCAAGCTGCTGCTCGTGGAGCTGACCCTGATGTAAATTATATCTCTCTCGTTAAAGATAGTGATTTAAAGGTTGGTGATTTAGACGCTTATACAGACCTAATTAGAGGTCGTCAATTAGGTTCTCGAGAACCAGATGTGATAGAGATGGAAGATTTAATCCACCGTTTCGACCCTACTGCTCAAATTTCTCCCATGGATTTTAACAATCCGAATGATGGTCAGTTTGTAATAAAAAGTGAGTTATTAACAGGGGGAAAACCTGTTCCTTTTGGAAATATTCAACCAACAGAAGACCCTGAGTCAATGTGGGCTGAAACTAAAACGATATTAGGACAAGAAGCTCCTTCTGCAATAGTTGGTGGTGGTTTTATATCGTTAGCTCAAAAGGGGATTAGAAAATCCATAGAAAAACAAGCTAAACGCAATGCAGACCGTTTAGAAAAAGGTGAGTTAGATCTTGAAACTTCAGGTGTTTTTAGTAGAACAGGAAGGATTGCAAAACTAGCCGCTGTTTCTGGTATAGCGGAAGCGGTTGCAGAAGCATCAAGATTATATGCAGGAAAACTAACAGGTCGCAACCCTAGAATGTCTGATTATCAGATATTTAAAAAATCTGGTCTTGCAGCTGTATATGCTGCGGCAGGAGAGTTTGGAGGAGAACTTGTTATAAAAGCCTTCGGTAAAGTAAAAAATATGTTTACTGGGGAAAGGCTTCCTGAAACACTCCTTGCGCGGTTACGAGCTAGTGGTGAAATATTAAGAAGAAAAAAAGCAAGACTAAAAGATGAAACTGATCTCGATATTTCTCAAACGCTGCTTAATGAGTATGTGATAGATGCAGGAGGAGAGGTCGGCGAAGAACTTTTTTCTTTAGGAGATTTAACTCAAGACAAAGTATTGCAAGCTATTGAAAATAATCTTCTACAGGTTATGGACAGAGGATCAGAAGGGTATATAGCTCTTAATCGTCTTTTAAATAACCAAGGTAATTCTTTAGACCGTTACTATGAAGCCATTAATATTCGATTAGGACCAGATCAAGAGCTGGGTCGCGAAGCTTTTAATGAAATAGTTAATCGAATAAAACTTGAAAGAAGACAAAAACAAAAAGAAGCCGTAGAAGAAGATATTTACGGTATTGAACAACAACTTGATTTAGAAGAAATAATTCCTGGAACTCGTCCTGACGCTCCTGTTTCTGATTTAACAGATTCAGTTCAGAAAATAGTCGAAGGTGGAAGGATTGACTACCCTGAGTATACCTCTGAAATTATGACCATGTATCGTCAGTATACTGATCCGATACGAGAAGAGTATACGGAAGTATTCGATAAAGTAGTAGCTGATATAGACGGTAATGATTTTAAACCTTATGAAGAAAAGCTCGTTACCTTGCCTAAATATGTTAGCAAACAAGTTCAAGACATGGTCAGAGCTAATAAACCTGAAGATAGAATCTTTAGCACAACTGATGATGCAGAAGTTGCAGAAATTATGAGGACGATTTTACAAAATCGTGCCGATGAGGGTATTAGTATTGAATTACTAACTGCTCCTCAGCCTTTTACAAAACAACGAAAAGTTTCAGTAAGAGAGTTACAACAAACAATAGACGGTTTAGAAGATCTTTTTAGGTCGCATCAAAATCCAGTAGTAAGAAGAGAAGGCAAAAAATTAATAGCTGGGTTAGTCGAAGCTAGAGAAGATGCTTTTAGAATTCTTTATAAAAAAATAACAGGGGCAAAAAGCGCACCTACCCTTAAGGGTAATCCGAAAGGATACGAAGAAATGTTAAACACTATCGGCGGCGATATTGTAGACATAAAAAGACGAATAAAAGAAGCACAAGATGAAACTGACGGTGCGTATATTTATCAAATCGCTACTAAAGAGCCTAGTGAATTAGGCGCGTATGTGCTTAACAGTAAACCTTCTAACTTAGAAGGACTGACAAAAGTTCTTAGTCAAAGCCAAGAAGGATTAGAAAAACTCCAACAAGTAAGACAACTTGTTTTCGATGCCCTAGAGCGAGAAGTAAGTGGTGATGGAGCAACTCGAGTACAACAAGCTGAGCGGCTTCGTAAATTATCAAATCGAAATAAAGAACAGTTTGAAATTTTATTCCCAGACATTGAATTTAATCCAAAAGAGTTTGCAAAATTAAAACAAGATTTACAAAATAAAGAGGGAATACTTCGTCAAGTAAACGCTTTACTTGAAGGCATGGTCAACCCAGAAACAGGTGAAGCCATAGGAAGCCCAATAGAGCTTGTTGATCTTTATATGCGTATGAGTCCAAAACAAAAACAAGATTTTAGAGGGACGGATGCATTCTATAAACTACAAGAACTTTCTAAATTAGCTGACCAAGAACCTAATTTAAGAACTGCATTTAAAACTGATCTTGAACGAAGAATGCGTAATCTTATGGGCTTAGATGCAGACACTGCACTAACCCGTGGAGAAGTGTTTAGAAAAGCAAGTACTCGAAGCGAAAGTGGGTTTGATTTAACTGAATTACAAAATATGTTTTTAGTTCCTTATCAAAACGATAGATCTTTGGCAGACGACTTAGGTCTTATTGTTGGAGAAGAAGACGCCTTAGAATACGCTAAACATTTAAGAAATTTTGCTAGACGTGCAAGAATATTAACTCAAAAAGAAAAACCAAAACCAGGAGATCCTAATAAGCTTCAGACTATTATGGACCATGCAGCAGGAACAATTACTCGTCTTCGTAAAGGTTTTTTTGGCCAGCTTTCTCGAGCAGGATATAGAAGTAATTTGATTTTAGATGAGCTTGGTCCAAAAGTAGCAGACCATTTAGCTATTATTTTTGCAAACCCTAAAAAACTAGATGAGTTTATGAAAATTTACGACAGCAAACGCATACCTCTTAGCGATGTTGAACGAGTGATTGTTCAAATCGCACTTGGCCGAGAAGGAGCTGAGGACGTAGAAGAAACAGAAGTTGAACAGTTTAGAAGAAAAGTTTCAGACGAATTTAACCTTCCTCGGTATGATGTGTTTATGGAAAATGTATTCGGTAGATAATATGCAAATAAAATTTTTTCAGCCTCCTGTAACGAATATTCCACAATTAAGAACTGACGTTGAACCGCGCAAAATGCAAATGGGCGGTAATTTAGGCGGTGAGTTTCGTTTCGGAGACTTTTTTGGAAGCAATCCTGGAGCGGGAACAGGTTATTATAAAAAACCTCAACCACAGTTTGTAGACGCAGCTGAAGAAGTTACTACGGAACAACCTCAAACTCAGGGAAACTTTAACCAAGGAGAGTTTAATAAAGCTCAACAACAGCTTCTTGAAGGAGAGCTGTTACAAAAAACAGATCTAGGGTACGCCTATCCTGGAATGTATAGTAAGTATATGGATGATCCTGGAACCATCGAACTTCCTGAAGAATATTTAATGGGCGGTGATGGACCTGTTTATGTTCCAGATACCGGAACACAAACCCAAACACAAACACAAACTGAAACAGCTCCTGTAGACACCGGCCCCACTACCCGTGAACTGATACTTCAAGCAGAGCAGTGGTTTTTAAATAATAACGTAGGATTACCGTACAGTCGTCAAGACTACGCCTCTGATGAGGATTATCTAAACGCCTTAACTGGGTTTATTGATTCTTACCAAGCCCCTGTTGCCGAAGTAAATACAGATGATACTGTTGTTACAGATGCAGGTACTACAGACACAACTACTACGACAACCGGCGGCATTACAGATACAACTACGACTGACGGAACTAGGATAGAACAACTCTTAGACCCTGAACAGTTGCGCGAAATGGGTTATTTAACCCAAGAAGAAATAGAAGCCATGGGGTATATGACCCCCGAACAAATGGCTGAACAAGGCTATATGAGTCGAGCCGAGTTCGATGAGTATTTAGCACAACAATCTCCTGGTTTAACTGCTGATCAAGTACAAAATATTATTGATCAACAAGATTATGACACGACGTTTAATGAATTAACAACGCGACTAGATGATTTAAATCAAAAATATGCTGACTCGCAATCTCAATACGATGCTGATGCAGCGAAAGCACAAATAGATCAAACTAAAAGCGACTTACAAAGTTTTTTCTCAAGCGCACAACCCAGTGGGCCGAGAACAGGAGCAACCTCTCAGTTTAGCAAACAACCTAGCTTTATCTCTGGTTCTGCTAACCCAATGGCTAATCTAATAAAATCTCAACGAGAAGGTACAGGACAAGATCCATACGATTATTACTACAGTAGTTTCACTCCTTCTTATTCAGACTTTAATGAGCCTATGTCTGCCGAAGAATACGGACAACGATCGGGACCAGTAGCGTTCGATTACCCGAACCCTTTTACACAGGGCGCGGCTAGTGGAGGCTCTGTTTCTAATTTTCAACAACCTCAACAACCTAGTTTTTTAAAACACGGAGGAGGTATAGAACAACCCTCCGTTGACCAAGGCATTGGAGCCGCATTAAACTTCCAAACTAATGTAGATCCTTTTCAGAGTGCCTTTAGACCTAACGTGAAAAGGAGATAGACATGCAGTCTGATAGAGATAGGATGAATGCGCTAAAAAGCAGATTAGGAATGGTTCCTAGAATGCAAGGAGGAGGACAACCACCCCCCATGCCTCCTATGCCTCAACAACCACCCCCTCCTGTTCCTGCTGTTGGCGGTGGCTTACCTAGTATTGCTGACAATATGAGAAACTCTATGCCTCCAGCAAGACCTATGCCTGCTCCTCCCCCACAAGCACCGATGCCTGCTCCTCAAGAGGGAGGAATGGCTGAGGTAGATCAAATGCTTGCAGGATTAGACGAAGACACCAGAGCTGGTATGATGGGAACAATAGAGGAGAGTGAAACTCCTGAAGAAATGTTGCCAAACGCAATGGCTTCTAGTGTTGCGGCAGTATCTGGTTCAAGAGAAGAAATTATAGCTACTTTCGACATAGCTAAAGAAAAAGCTCTTGCTAAGTTTGACGCTATGATGGGACCTCAAGCGGGAATGTCTGAGATAGACATGGGCATCATGGATCTTCTAGGCGGCGAGGAAGAAATGGCAATGGCTGATGAAATTAATATGTTAGGTTAGCCACGACTTCCATTTTTCATCACCTAATACTTCTTGAGCTAGATTTAGTTTGTTCCTAAGAGCCTTGACGATATTTTCGTCAACGGTTTTTGGTGCGACTAGGTCAACATAAGTCACTTTACTGTCCTGACCTATCCGATGTGCGCGGTCTTCGGACTGCAGCCTCTTTTCTAAATCAAAATTATTCGAGTAGTAGATTACATTTTGTGCTTGAGTCAGCGTAATCCCGTATCCTCCTGTTTGTGTATTTCCTACGAAGTAACGAAGTTCTGAATCAGGATCTTGAAATCGTTCTATAACGCTTTCTCTTTCTTCGTCAGAAGTATCGCCGTAGTAACTAGCTACGCAATCAGGCCCACCTAGTTCTTGCATGGTTTCCACGATCTCTTTTATGTTGTGTCGGTAATTTGCCCATATAATAATCTTGCCTCGCATCTCACCGATGACATTGATCAGTTCGTCTATCCTATTGTTTTCTATAGGTATTTCTGTTCCCTCGTCTGTTTTCGTATAGCCACAAACGACTTGGTGAAGCCTGAGCATTTGCGTGAGTACGTTGTTTACTGACACCTGCTCCATCTCGCCTAGTTCTGCTATCGCATACTCTTTTAGCTCACCGTAAACTTTCTTTTGTTCAGGGGTTAGTTCTACTTCTCTGCGAAGGTAAACCTTGTCAGGTAAGTCAAGACACTCTTTTTTCAGTACGCGGTAGGAAAACCTATCTACGCGCTCCGAAAGTTCTTCTAGGTTCTGATAGCCTACGACCTGTCTAAATGATCTAGCACCGAAGTGTCGTTTAACGACCTGACCGTAGTGGTTCTGAAACGAATAGAACGAAGTAAACCCTAGCAAACTAGGAGAAAGAACTTCGGTCTGTGAATACAGATCTAAAGGAGACTGCGTAATAGGAAAGCCTGTCAGTATCCTTCTGTATTTAGCGTTTTTAGAAAGTTTGATAAGAGCCTTGGTACGAGCCGCTTTAGGGTTTTTAATTGTCGTTGACTCATCGATTGCTAACAGTGTCTGGTGAGCCAGTATAAAGTTCTCAGCGAAGGTCAGTCCTTTCTTAGTGCTGAAGGCTTCTACGTTCATCACTAGAATCTTTAGCTCGTTAGTTACCTCGAACAAATCCATCAGCTTTTGTTTCTCTTCTTTCTTAGGCGAGGGAGACCAGACACCTATCCGGTGATCTATGTAATCAGGTAGATGCGTAGGTAGCTCTCGTTCTGACCAGTTACGGTAAACTCCTTTGGGAGCCACAATAACCACACCCGTTACTGAGCCTTTACTGTAAAGTATCGCAAAGTTATCTATTAAAACTTTTGACTTCCCCGTACCCATCTCCATAAAGAACGCATAGTGCTCTTTGTTCCAAGCCTTAAGCAGAGCGTCTTTTTGATGAGCATACGGTTCAGTTTTAAACTCGTATTTCATCCTAATCCTTTCTAAGTTCTACGCGAAGAATAATATATATAGAGAAGAATATATATGAGAGATTAAAAGTTTTCTCGCGGCCTCTTTATTCTTCTAATAACTAATAGGAATTCTATTAGTTTTCACCCAGTAAGAAAATTCTTATAGAACAGACTCTTAACTCTAGTTCTATTAGATCTATTACTCTATTAGACGATTCTGTTAAATTTTTTATAAAAAATAAAATTCTACAGATAGACTATAGAACTAATAGAAAGCCCGTTTCCAACTACAAGGGGGCCAGACTTGCTCCGAAGGATGAGTCATCCTTTAGTTGTATCTGCTACTAAAGCGTTGTAACCGACTGCCGTCCTATCGACTTGTTATTTGTGCCTGTAGTATTTGCGTTCAGCGAGAGTCCCTACAGCGACGTTATTATTACCTGTAGTATTAATCCCAAGAGCTGTCTGGTTTCTCTTCGTCTACAGCCATGTAACAAGGTTGCCCACACGACGCACACTCCATAACGTGTGCTTCAAACACTCGCCAATAGGGGCTTTCGCAGGTAGGGCATACAAGCGCAACTTTATCTTCTTCTTTTACTAAGTCTTTATCGTATGGAAAATCTATAATTTCTGCGGCCATGATTGCTCCAAAAAACCTACAGCAGTATTATAGTATCCTGTCGTTACGAATAGAAATGCTTATATCCTACAGCAACATTTTCCATTCTAGTCGTAACAATAAAAACGTCTTTACTTTTCAGCGGCTAATAACTTAGACTAAAAAAGTTCGTATAAAGGAGAAAGAAGAATGACTGTATTTGTAGTTCAGGAAGTTCCTGGACGAAACCTAACACCAGCTCTAAAGTACGGGGAGTTACAGCTTCTATTAGAAGCTAGAACTAATCTCATGTTAGGTACTGCGAACGTGGTTCGCGAGTTACGGAAGCCTCTTATGAACTTTAACGACGATGATTATTTATTGTTGATGGGTGATCCTGCGGCTATAGGACTAGTATGTGCTATGGCTTCGCACTATAACCAAGGACGTTTTAAAGTATTGAAGTGGGATCGACAAGAGTCGATGTACTACCCAGTAAGTATGGATGTCCATGGCCACAGCCCAACTAAAGAACAACTAGGAGAACTCCATGTCTGAAAAAGAATTAAGTTTTGAAGAACTTACCGGAACTTCTTCTGTCGATGAATGGCAGCAAGAAAACACAGATGCTGAACTATCTAAAGTATCTGCAAAAGCTCAAGAACAACTTGATCTCGAAAAAGAGATTAAGGATCTTGAAGAACAGCTGAAGGAAACTAAGAGCAGACACCGTGCTGTGTCGGAACTAGAACTTCCCGAAGCGATGCAAGAAGCAAACCTTGCGGAGATTGTATTAACAAACGGGTCTAAGATTTCCGTTAAACCTTTTTATAAAGGTCATATATCGGAAGAACATCAAAAAGATGCTATGGCTTGGCTGGTTGATAACGATCATGGTGCCTTGATTAAAAATCAAGTTATTCTCAACTTCGGAAAGAACGAAGACGAAAAAGCTACTGCGACTGTAGAAAAGTTGAAGCAGCAAGGTCTTTCTCCTGACGTAAAACAAGGTGTGCATCCACAGACGCTCAATGCATTTATAAAAGAGCAAATAACAGGTGGGAAGGATATTCCCTCTGACATCTTCGGGATATATGTGGGATCCCGCGCCAACATTAAATAGAGGTGACAATGGCTAAAAATGTAGCAGAAAAGCAAGACGGTGAAATAGCTGTCTACGATACCGACTTATTGTCGGCAGGAACTGGCTTAGAAGATGCGACTAGCGCAGACTATGCGATACCGTTTCTTAGAGTCATACAGGCGATGTCTCCGCAACTCAAAAAGAGTGACGGTAAGTACATCGAAGGGGCACAACAAGGAATGTTGTATAACACCGTTACTAATGAGTTGTTTGACGGAGAAGAGGGAGTCTTAGTTATACCTTGTTCGTACTCTAAGCAGTGGATCGAATGGGTTCCTAGAACACAGGGAGGAGGATTCGTTAGTGCAGACCACGACGCTTCCATACTCGAGAAGTGTACAAGGAACGATAAGAAAGAGTATATCATGGAAAGCGGTAACGAGATCAAAGAAACCGCCCAGTATTTCTCTCTTATAGTTAACGATGAGGCTGAGCCTGAACAGGTTCTGTTGAGTTTTACCTCATCACAATTAGGGTTTTCTAGGCGTTGGAACTCAATGCTCAGAACAGCCCGTGTTAAAAACGCTGAGGGCAACTCTGTCCTCGCACCAATGTTCTCTTATATCTACCGACTAAAAACCGTAGAGCAGTCTAACGACTTAGGCTCTTGGTACGGAGTTACTGCCGAAAGAGAAAAGCCTACTCCAATAGAACTTGCTCGGCTGTCTCTCGACTTTATGAAAGCGGCTAAAGGCGGGACTGTTGTAGTACGCCAAGAAGGGGCCGCTGACGATGTAGCCAGCGACGAAGAGGTTCCATTTTAGAAAGGTAGAAAGGTGAGGGATGTCTTTACAAGAGCAGTTTGCCCACCGTTTCGCGGGGTTGAGACACGGACATAGTGTCTTTACCCCGACGAAAGAAACACGGGAAGATGGGAAAGCAAAAGGTAATTATGTAACGATCTCAAAAACGATAACTCAGAAAGAGTTACACGAACTTTGGAATCAACATTTAAAAGGTGAAAAGGGTCTCGGCCTAGTGCCGATAGATGAAAACAATACTTGTGTTTGGGGAGCTATAGACATAGATGAGTTCACACTAGACCTCAAAGGTCTAGCTAAGAAACTCAAAAAGTTTAAACTCCCTCTTGTGGTCTGTCGTTCTAAGAGCGGCGGGGCACATTTATTTCTGTTTGTCTTCGATCCCGTACCGGCCTCGTCCATGCAGAAAAAACTTCGGCAAGTAGCTTCTGCAATCGGGTTCGGGCAAGCAGAAATATTTCCAAAACAATCGAAGCTGTTACTAGAAAGGGGAGATAGAGGAAGTTCTTTGAACATGCCGTACTTCGGAGGAGAAGACTCCACCGGATATGCGTTCGGAGCAACAGGAAACGTACTCACTCCTCAACAGTTTTTAGATTACGCAGACGGGTTAGTTCTTACCGAGGATGAATTGAATAAGCTGGAGGTGACTCCGGTGCTCGAAGATTCTCAGTGGCTAGAACAATCCCCGCCATGCCTAGAGCATCTAATTGCTCAAGGCTTTCCTAAAGGTATGCGTAACTCTGGTTTGTTTAATGTCGGAGTCTTTCTAAGAAAGAAGTTTCCTGACGACTGGGAGAAGCAACTAGAAGAAATAAACCACAAATACATGCAGCCACCGTTAAGCGCACAGGAGGTGTTGTCGGTAGCTAAACAATTACAAAAGAAGGATTATTTCTATAAGTGTAACGACCAACCAATCGCAGGGTTCTGTAACAGTCCTTTGTGTAGAACCCGTAAGTTTGGAGTAGGGGCTTCAGGAGGAACGCCTCTTTTCAGTAACTTAACGAAGCAAAACAGTGACCCGCCTATCTGGTTCTTAGATGTAGAAGGTGGGCGGTTAGAACTTGAAACAGAGGAGCTTCTTAATCAGACCAAGTTTCAGCGAAAGTGTATGGATAGCTTGAATATCATTCCTCCGAAGGTTAGGGATAATGTCTGGCGGTCTATCATTCAGCAGTTACTTGACACACTGACTATTATTGAAGTTCCTAAAGACGCATCGACAGAAGGCCACTTTAACGAGTTGCTAGAAACTTTCTGTACGGAGCGACCGGCTAGGGAGAAAGACGAGATTCTATTAGGCAAGCCGTGGTCTGATAAAGGCAGGACTTATTTTAGACTCGCAGACCTAATGGATTTCTTACACCGTAAGAACTTTAGGGATTACCCTAGAAACAAACTGACTGCTAAATTAAAAGATCTCGGAGGAGAAGCTCACTTCTTTAATATAAAAGGAAGGGGCGCGAACGTATGGCACATAATCGAGTTTGAAACTCAGACAGAGTCACACGACCTACCCGACTTCGATGAAAGAATAATCTAGTGTTAAGCAGTAAGGCTCAGGTCATATTGGGACCTCCTGGAACGGGCAAAACAAGCACGTTACTAGGATTATTGGAAGAGGAACTCGAAAGGGGGACTGAGCCTGAACGCATAGGATTTTTTACGTTTACTAAACAAGCTGTACAGGAAGGAAAAACGAGAGCAATCTCCAGGTTTGAAATCAACAAGAATCAATTACCGTATTTTCGCACACTCCACTCGTTATGTTTTTTACAGCTAGGGCTGACTAAAGAGAGTGTGTTGGGAGGCGCAGACCTCCATGATCTAAACGAGAAACTTAACCTAAGACTATCTGGTTCAAGAGCCTCAGACGAGGGACATATATCAGGTATCTCAAAAGACGACCGTCTACTGTTTATAGAGAACTTAGCTCGAATGCGTCAGACCACACTAGAAGATCAGTGGCAAGAAGTAGATGACGCAGTTGGCTGGTTTGAGCTAGAGCGATTTGCTAGAGGACTCAAGTTATTCAAACAAGATCGTCTACTGCTAGATTACACCGATATGTTGCAGCAGTTTTTAGAGCGAGGGGTTGCTCCGAAACTAGATGTAATGTTCGTAGACGAAGCGCAAGACCTTTCACCATTACAGTGGGCGGTAGTTAGAAAGCTGTGTGATTCAGCAGAACGTATTTATATTGCAGGAGACGATGATCAAGCTATCTACCGTTGGGCTGGCGCAGATGTCGATTACCTGATTCGGAACTCTAAAGATGCGATGATTCTCAAACAGTCCTACAGAATCCCTAAATCTATTCATAACCTTGCCGAGCGTTGTATCGGACAAGTAAGTTCACGAGTACATAAAGTATGGAATCCTAGAAAAGAGAAAGGGTTGGTTAGGTGGGAGGCAGCATTCGACAACGTAGACATGGCAGAGGGTGATTGGTTAGTCTTAGCTCGCACTAATTATCTCTTACAGAATGTTGAAGACTACTGTCGATCTGAGGGATGGTTCTTTAAAAACAAAAATAGAGCCAGTATCTCGGAGAAAAAAGTTAGAGCAGTCCGATCTTGGGAATCGCTCCGCGCAGAGGGTCTTGTTCCCATGACGGAAGTTACCAATGTCTTAAATTATTTAAAGATCCGCGTACCTTCTTCTCTCGCGGTAATCGACTTTGATACTTTAATTTCCCTTAAAGAACTAAAGAAACACGTTCCTAACCTAAAAGAAGGATATTGGTACGATGTGTTCGAAGGAATCTCAGTTAAAGAACGAAGTTACATCCGAGCGATGCTAAGAAGAGGAGAAAAAATTACACAAGAGCCGCGTATTCGGATTTCGACTATCCATGCGGCTAAGGGGGGAGAAGCAACTAACGTCATTTTACTCACTGATATTTCTTCTCGCGTGTTTAAATCGTATCAACAAAATCCTGATGACGAATCACGGGTGTTTTATGTTGGATTAACTCGGGCGAAGGAGAATCTGTTTTTAATTGAACCACAAACCCAGAAATATTACCCATTATAAACTCCTTTACTTTCAAATAAAAAGTAAAGTAGAATAAATTATATAAAGGAGAAAGAACTATGGCCTCTATTAGAAAGAAGCTTGACAAAAATGTCAACAACAGTAAAAACACTCGCATGGATATTGCTAGTGGAAACATGCTAGGAAACTGGCGACCTGACGAGATCACACACATGACTCGTTACGATAAAATATCTTCGCTCTGCATTGAGGAAGCGAAGTTCCTTGACAGACCTATCAACGTGCTAGAAGCAGGGTGTGGAGAGATATGGGTTCTCCGAAACCTGTACAAAGCCTACACCGTTAAGAAGTCTGACGTGATTGCATCTTATCGAGGAGTCGATATAGACCCTGCTTGCCTCAACGAGAAGCAAGGGTACTCCAGCCCCACAGGACTGGTTCAAGACTCTACTTGGTTTAAGAACTTTAACGGACAAATTGACATTCAGGATCTCACCGTTAACCCTGTGTTTGATGTACCAGACAACTCTATTGATTTCTTCTGGACCACAGAAGTAATAGAGCACATGGGGCGTGAGTTTATACAAGCGTGGCTTGACGACGCTAATCGTGTGTTACGACCAGGAGGTCTGATTTATGTCTCTACTCCTAACCATGACGGGTCTAACGACAAACTACCTGAAGACCATGTATACGAGTGGGGGTTTGAAGAACTTAAGAAAGAATTAACCCGACACTCTCGAGGCTGGTTTCTACAGTCTGTAGTTGGCACGTTTATTCAGATGCCTAAACTAAAAGCAGCTATGCATAAAGACGGGGAGGATGCCGAATGGCGGCTATGGCCCGATCAGTTTGAACTTTTAGAAGAACGCTACGGTAAACAGTTTCTTAGAGTAGTTTCCGCGACGTTTTACCCAGAAGTATCTAACAACTGCGCATGGGTCTTGAGAAAAAGAATATGAGTCTGATTGAGAAAAAAGGCAAGACTTTTATAAACGAAGAGGTTGACCGCTATCTCTATTGGATAGAGGAGCGGGAAAGTATTCGACGTAAAAAAGAGGACGCTGACGCTGACCCTCCTTGGACTGAAGACGAGATCTTTAAGACGTTTAAGTTTTGCCAAGTCTATCGAGAAGATGACAGAACGACCCGCTGGTTTGCAGCACACATACGCAGACCGTTGTCGGCAGAGCCTGAAGTGGTTATGGCTACGATTATCTTCAGGTTTTTTAACTTGATCGAAACGGGTAGAACGCTACTCGAACATAACCTACACCTCGACTGGGACAGAGAAAAAGCGATAGAAGAGGTCAGCAAGCAGCCTAAATGGGTAACGGGGGCTTACATAGTCAAGACCCCTAACCGCATGAACAAAGTTAAGGGAGTTGCTGAGTGCGTTACACATATATGGGTTGAGCGAGAGAGACTGGTCTCCTCTTTAGAAAAGATGACTACGTTACAAGAAGCGTGGGAGTTTTTACTACAGTACCCGTACATCGGGCCGTTTGTTGCTTACGAGATCGTGACTGACCTACGCCACACCTACATATTAGACGAAGCTACTGACACCTGTAGCTGGGCTAACGCAGGTCCAGGAGCCATGAGAGGACTAAACAGGCTTACAGGCAGACCCCTCGGGTTCTGTAAACGCTCACACGATTGGAATAAAGAGATGCAAGAACTCTACGCTATCTGCCAAGAGGAGTTGCGGATTAAGTATCGAATGCCGTTTGAGATGCGGGAAGTGGAAGGAGGTCTATGTGAGTTTGATAAATACTCTAGGATCTTGAAGGGGGAAGGACGGACTCGTAGCGTCTACGACTACTCCAAAAGAGACCGACCGATAATCGAAGATTTGCATGAGGGAGAAAGTAAATGGGCAAATTAAAGCAGCACCTGATGGACATGAGCAGTCTTAAAGTTACTTGGGTTATGACTAAATACCATGAGTTTCTGCAAATGTGTATGAAAGACCACAGCATGCCCAACACTTGGTCAGATGCTGTTGCATGGATTCACGAGCAGCAGAAAAACATCGGAGGAACTGGTTGGGTTTCTTTACTTCAAATCGAACAAATTATGATTGACAACACGGAGAGCCTATATGAAGGTGATTAGTGCTAACAATGTTAACGATGCTTTTAGAAAAGGCGTTGATTTATTTAGAAGCGATGTAAATTTTAGGAGACAAGAAAGCCGTAACGGAACAACGCTAGAGTGTATCCATCCAGTTACGACAGTCTATGAAAAACCTTGGGAGCGAGTTTTATTAGAGAAAACTCGAGACGCTAACCCGTTTTTCCACCTAGTAGAAGCTATCTGGATGATGGCAGGTTCCGAGAATTTAAGACAGCTTACTCATTTTAACGACGGGATGAAGCGGTTCTCCGATGACGGTAAAACACTAAACGGGGCATATGGCCATAGGTGGTTAAACACTTTTAAGCTGAACCAAATAGAAACTGTGGTTTCGATGTTAAAGAAAGACCCAGACTCAAGGCGTTGTGTTATTCAGATGTGGAACGCTATAAAAGATCTAAACAGCTCTAGCATAGATATCCCTTGCAACACCAATATCTATTTTAAGATTCGAGAAGGCGAGCTACAGATGACAGTCTGTAACAGGTCGAACGATATGATCTGGGGAGCCTACGGAGCGAACGTAGTTCATATGTCAGTTCTTCAAGAATACATAGCGGCGAGACTCGATTTACCGATGGGTAAGTACTATCAAATTAGCGACAGCTTTCATGTCTACGAAACCGAACAGTGGGAAAAGATTCGCTTAATAGATTTCGACGGGTTCTATCAACAGCTACCTATGTACTATCCCAAAAAACAAGTGCCGATAGTTAACCACCCTCAAACATTTCTATATGAGTGTAAGTATTTCCTGAACTGTCTACCTGTGAATAAAGACTTAGAGCTAAGTATTGCAGACTGTAACTCGATCAGCTGGGACAGTTTTAAAAATAACATTTTCCCGTTTGTCATTGAACCGATGATTAAAGCATTTACACAACACAAGAAGAGAGACTACGTTGAAAGTTATAGAGAGATTGAAAGAATTCAAGCAGAAGATTGGCAAGAAGCCGCTTTTGCATGGATTAAGAAAAGACAACTCAACTGGGAGGCAAAACATGGCACTGGATCCTAAGTGGCAGAGTATAAAAGATATCGCACAGCACGATATAAATAGCTTGATCGAATCTGAGAAGTCTTACGGGGACTCTTGGAAACGTAGGGGAGGAACTGGGGCTTTTATGATGTTAGCCCGTAAGTTCGACCGTATCGAACAACAGAGTAAAGACTGTAATTACGATGTGTTCGAAGCAGGGGGCAAGTATATCGGAGAGGACGGTTTACTTGATGACATAGGAGATCTGAGACGGTATCTGCTTCTAGTAGAGAGCGAGATCAGAGCGAACAACACAGACATAAGGAGGCTAGAACATTGGGAATCGGAAGAAGAATAAACTACTGGTTTAGACTGAAGGTATTGGTACTCTACTTTAAAAGCAAATGGAATAGAGATTCCAAAATCAAGTTAGACAAATACGATCCAGAAATACACTCTAAGAAAGAAGATGCAGCAGAGACAGATACCACTAATAACACCAGAAAGTAGTTGGTCAGCACCTAGTGTTCTCCCTCGTTTCGACGAGCATGAACTACTAGCAGTAGACCTAGAAACATATGATCCAGCTCTCCGTGAAAGGGGGCCAGGATGGGCGACGGGGGAAGGTCACATCGTAGGTATCGCCGTTTCATCTAACTCATGGAGTGGCTATCTCCCCATTCGCCATGAGGGTGGTGGAAACTTAGAAGAAGAAATAGTGCTTCGTTGGCTAAAGAAAACTCTCTCCAACCATAAAGGTTCTTTAGTCTTTCATAATGCACTCTACGATGTGGGCTGGTTAAAGCGAGAAGGAATAGACTTGACGTGTCAAATCTACGACACGATGTTTGCTGCTCCTCTCCTTGACGAGCACCGTCGCTCATACTCTCTTAATGTTTTGGGGAAGGATTACTGTGCTGAAGAGAAGGATGAATCACTGCTAGAGGAGGCTGCTAAAGCGTGGGGAGTAAATGCCAAATCTGGTATGTATGCTCTACCGGCTAAATACGTTGGGCCATACGCTGAGCAAGATGCAGTGCTTACTCTACAGCTATGGAATCAGCTCTACCCTAGAATCCAGGAGGAAGGATTAGAAAAGATTTTCAAGTTAGAGTGCGACTTGATTCCGTTGTTGATTGAGATGCGATGGAAAGGAGTAAGAGTTGATTTAGATCGAGCAGAGCAGGTAGCCGAGGCTCTGTCGAAAAAAGAACAGCAGCTGCTGGTCGAGTTTAAGAGAAAGTTTGGAACCAGCGTAGAGATCTGGGCGAACGCTTCGATACAGAAGGCGTTCGACGCTAACGATATCTGGTATCCTCGGACTGAGAAAGGCATGGCGAGTTTCCAAGCCCCGTGGCTAGAGGTTCATGAGCATCCTCTACCTAAGATGATCGTACAAGCTCGGAAGTGGAATAAAGCACGCACTACTTTTGTTGAGAAAATGATTCTTGGTCATCAAGTTGACGGAAGAATACATGCAGAAGCCCACCCTCTAAGAAACGACTCGGGAGGGACAGTCAGCGGTAGATTTAGCTACACCAACCCGAATTTACAGCAGGTTCCCGCTCGAGACCCAGAACTAGGAAAGCTAATACGCTCATTATTTATACCGGAACAGGACGCGATCTGGGGCGCGTTCGACTACTCGCAACAGGAGCCTAGATTAACCGTGCATTACGCCTATAAGATGAATCTACGAGGCTCAGAGGACGCGGTTAAAGCCTACTCGGAAGAAGGAGCTGATTTCCACCAGATCGTAGCGGATATGGCTAATATTCCTAGGAAACAAGCCAAGAATATCAACCTAGGGCTGACCTACGGAATGGGACACACCAAGTTGATTAAAGAGCTGGGAGTAGAGGAAGATGAGGCTCGCACTCTACTCGAGCAGTACCACCAGAGAGTACCGTTTATCAGAGCCTTACAGGACCAGTGCGCTAGAGTAGCACTAGAACGAGGGCATATAAAAACACTCGGAGGAAGAAAGTGCCGCTTCGACTTTTGGGAGCCTGTTCATGGGGACGGTCTACCGCTAGTAGAAGAAGAGGCAAAAGAGACCTACGGAAACATAAGACGCTCTTACACCTACAAGGCACTAAACAGATTGATTCAAGGGTCAGCGGCAGATATGACGAAGATAGCGATGCTAGATCTTTGGAAAGAGGGGTATGTCCCTCACTTACAGATTCATGACGAACTAGACTATTCAGTCGGATCAAAGGAGGAAGGTGAATTTATCATGGAGAAAATGGCGAAATGCGTAGACTTATCCGTGCCATTAGTTGTGGACGCAGAGTATGGAGAAACTTGGGGAGACTCTGCAGAATGAGCAAAGGAATTAGTGACGAAAAGAAAGAAGAAAATAGACAGCTCTACCGATCAATCTACGAAGAGTATAACAAGGGTGACACCACTCTAGCTCTACTCGGGCAGAAGTACGGATTGACGAAGCAGAGAATATGGCAGATCGTGAGTCGCTCGAGCCTAGGAGACGGTGATTATTTTTACAAAGACTGATGCCTAAAGAAGCTCGACTCTGGAATTCGTTAAAGACGAACCTAAAGAACCAGCTTCACCTGCAAAGGATTGAGACAGGAATCACTGCCTCAGGAGTTCCTGACGTGAACTGTTGCTACGAAGGAATAGAGTTTTGGATCGAATTGAAATCGATCAAAGGAAACCAGCTGACTCTGAGCCCCATGCAGATTGCTTGGATGGCGACCAGAGCTAAATTTGGAGGGACTTGCTACGTGTTAGTTCAAAAACAGAAAGAAATAAAATTATTTCGGGTAATAGACCTAGCGCAGTTAAAGACTTTGACATGGAAAAGCGAGCCAATTCTACATTTAAAATCTCCGTACGAATGGGGGCTTCTCCTTAAAGTCTTTAAAAATCGTTAAAACTGGTACTTTTTTCCTAAAAATCGGCAAGTTATACTATAAAAGGTAGCGCGGCATGCCGCCTACCAAAGACCCCGAAAGGGAATAGAAAGTAGAATAGGAGCACAATATGGTAGCAGCAGTAGAAACCATGGCGTGGACAGGAGACGTGCCTTGGCACGGGGAAGGCGTAAAAGTCGACCCGAACCTGACCCCACGTGAGATGATGGTTGCAGCAGGACTTGATTGGTCTGTTAGCAAACGTCCAGGATACACAATCGACACCCCAACATACGGGGACGATTCAGGGTTGATGCAAACCCCTAGCAGTAACTTTATTGTTAGAGATAGCGACAACTCCATCCTCGGTCATTGCGGCAACAACTATATACCCGTACAAAACGAGCGTATCTTCGACTTCTTTCAGAAGTTTGCTAAAGAGACGAACGTCACGATGGAAACTGCCGGTAGCTTACGCAACGGTAAAGACATCTGGGCACTCGCTAAATTGAACGGTGGCTTTGAACTTCCAGGAGGCGACGAAATAAACGATTACTTGTTGTTTCGACAGCCCCACGAACCAGGACATAAGTTACTAGTTCGTGACACTGAGATACGAGTTGTGTGTAACAACACGTTGCAGTTCGCACTCGGTAAGGAAGCGAAAGGCGAGTTTCGTATGAGTCACATACATGACTTTAACGACGACATGGCTAAGGAAGCAGCTATAGCAGTTGGCCTTATGAAAGAGACAACAGCTGAATTCCAACAAACCGCTGAGTTCTTAGCTAAGAAGAAAGCACAGCACTCTAACGTGCTAGAGTACATTGCTCGTATTTACCAACCTACTGTGTACGAAGAGTACGAAGAAAGCCGACGCCTCAAGGCAGACGGCAAGAAAGTTGGTGAGCTTACGCCTTTACGAGACGAGTTTAGCAAGTTTTCGAACTTGGTTGTAGACGCCTTGGAACAATCTCCAGGAGCCGACCTAAACTCTGCAAAGGGTACTTGGTGGGGAGCAGTAAACGCTGTGACCTACGTCGAAGACCACATGCGTACTGGCGAAAATAGAGTGTACAACGCTTTGTTCGGTGACAGCTCGAAGCGTAAGACACAAGCTCTTGAGCTTGCGGTCGACTACGCGAAGGCGGCGTAATATGGGAAGTGTAGTAAAACTTCACAACCATGTTGTGCTAGACCAAGAACTGATTAGTAGAGTCTGGGCGGTTGCGAACTTCTTACGCAAGGACGGGGGTACAGCCCCCGCCATGCGTGAGATTGCTGAGGAACTAGCAGAGGTTATTCCGCTTAGGATGTACGACCAAAATTGCGGTTTATCCGACGAGTTTGCAGTACACGACGACTTACTAGACGAATGGGCGTCTCCTATACGGGAGCGCATGATACCAGTACCACAAGGGGAACAATATGATGGATAACGAATGGGAAGGTGTCGAGTTAGACTCTGATATCCCGATACCAACAGATGTGCGAGGAAACCGAGGAAGTCGATATCCTTGGCCAATATTCAAAGTAGGAGACTCTTTGTTTTTTGTCCCAGATGACAACGACGATTTGCCTAAACGGTTAAAAAACCGATTAGACCAGTCTTGGCGTACTCACAGCAAGAAACAAGATCCTGAATGGCAATTTGTTTCTCGCATGGTTGTAGAGCCAGACCCTAAAACCAAAAAAGAACGCAGCGGTGTTCGAGTATGGAGAAAGGCGTAATGGATAAGGAAGTTGAGGAAGCTATTGAAAATGTCACGAAGATGTTAGACGACGTCAATGTGTTGATGGACACTCTCAGAACTGATGTTTCGCTTTTAGCAGAAGCGTTAGACGAACTCAACGTAATGCTTTACCCAGATGAGGATTTTGGGCCAACGGGTGCATATGTCAACCAAGACCCAGACCTCAAAAAGTAGTCCTTTACTTTTTAGTACAGGACTAGTAAGGTAAAAGACCGGCTGTTATTTATAGCAGCTTTAAATAGAAAGTAGAATGGAGAAATACCATGGCAGCATCAACTGCAAAAAAGTCCTCGGCAACGAAGGCAAAAACCGCGCCAGCTAAACCTGTCGCAAATAAGAATGGCATACCTGCCCCTACAGTCTCAAAGACTGGTCGGGCACTACAGCGTTTCGCTTACACTGGTAAGTTAGCGGCTGACGCGAAAACCAAGGCACCACAATTCGTTGCGGTGATACACGGTATGTCGGGGGATATAGAGTCTAAAGAGTTTAACTCCAAGGACTTTACGTTGCAATCCTGCTTAGACTTATGTGTTGACGAAAATATTTTGTCAATGCCTAACACTAAGAAACCTGAGAACCAGAAAAAACGCATTATTGCTTGTTACAAGCAGCGTTGGATCGAAGAAGGTTTCATTAAGCGGATTGGGTAACAAAACACGTGGAAAGGGGGCGAAAGCCCCTAGACCACTTGTAGAGGGAAAACATGGATATAGAAATTAGAAAGAATGTGCCGCTTCCAGACTCACGTGCAACAGGAACGGTTCATGCAGGACGCAAAAAGTCTAAATTACGAGTCGCTGTCGAACGGTTAGAGGTTGGTGACTCGTTTGAATTGGGACCGTATACCAGCAGTAAGGTTGCGGAAAAAATGAGGGTAAAAATTATCCGATGTTTGGTACACCACAAGCGCGACAGTAAAGAAGACGTCAGCCACATAAAAATAGCCACTCGGCTAAGAAAAGATCAAGATAATGGTCAGATGTATATAGGCGCATGGAGAATTCAATGAGCGTAATTTATATCGGGACGCAAAAAGCCCAATGGATTCAAGCAGTTAGCGAAGCTCAAGAACGAGCAAAAGACCCTAGAATGAAGAGATTCTGGGAGAATACAAAACAGATTATAGTGAAGAATTATTAGTTTTATCTGAAGCGAATCAATTTAGAAAGAAGAAAGGAGTCTGCATGAAAGCAGAAATAGTTGACGATGGAACGCTCGACACCGTTGTTCGGTACAACGGTAAAGTGCGACGATACGACACTCAAATCAGATACTCTTACGATTCGGACGAAGAGTTTTTGAACAGTGTCTTTAATGATTTTTACGACGAGGAAAGTGACGAGCTAGACATACTCTACGAATTAATGGAAGGCGATGCAACAGTATGCCTTCACTGTGCGGAGTGGTTTAGTTTCGATAAACCAGACGAGTCGAAATATAATGCGATACACTGTGACACCTGTGGATGGTACATGGTGTTATCGAAAAAGTTACCAGAAATACCACCGCATCTACACAGGAGATTGGTAAGAGATAATAAGGATATATAAAGTGTCCGATGCGTCATATGATCCGGCGGGTAGTAGCGTCGGTGAGGGATTCCTGCGGCCTAACACAGCCGTTCAACCACCCTACCATCGAAGTATGTTGGTCGGGATAAAAAAGGAGCGATGAAGCTCGTTTGCATCGGGGAGTGGTTTTCTCATTTGTTATCCACTCTTGAATTTGACGACAATCGCTCCGACTACTACACCTTTAACAACTAGAGAGGGAAATATGGATAGTAAAGATTTAGACAAACAGATCGAGGAGTTCCTCAAGAAAGGAGGCTCTATCGAACAGGTTCCTGCGGGAGTCAGCGCAGAAAGACCGCTGAGTGAAAAGAAAAAACTGTTCGGGTTGTCTAGCAGACGACCAGGATTCGACAAAGAACGATTGATTTTAACACCAAAGGATTAATTATGAATACAGCAGGCGATTTTATGGCTCGACTCGATGACTTTCTACGAAGAGAGCAAGACGACGCGTGGAGCTACGATGTACTACGGGACAATGTCACAGGCAATCTGATGATAACGCTTAACATCTGGGATCTTCAATCACCTAGACGCGATACAGCGGTCGAGGGGTTGAATGAACTCTGGACGCACCTCAACGAAACGGGAAACGAGGATGAGCTCGAGTCGGCTATCAACAAGATAGCACAGTTTTTACAGACGGATGTGGAAAGCGTAGGCTACGGCAGATTCTACCACAAGCCAGAGGAGAAGTGAGATGCTCGACGAAGAACAAGCTGTAGATGTTTTAGCGATCAGACGGAACGGTTTATGGACGATAAAGATCTTCACACCGGAAAGCCAGAAAGCGAAAGAGGTGTTTATGACCAGACACTGGCTAGACGGATGCAAGTTAGTTGAGAACTGGATAGAGAAACAAGAGGAAGAAAATGGAAAACACTGAGCAATGCGCAGACTGCGACACTGAACTAATCTATCAAGAAACATGCACGCAGGAGATGCTCTACTGTCCTGATTGCGATAAAAGATACAGACCGGATGACTTCTTCACAGACAGTTGAGGTAATGAGAAAATGCATTGTTTGCAAGGAGTGGACTGAGATGCGGAGGTTTCACACAACCGAGAAGGAGGGAGAGTGGCCAGTTTATCTGCGAATCTGCCGAAAGTGCCCCGCTCCTTAAAGTTCGTTTTAATTCGTAGTTTTATCCCTTTAATCGCGGGGTTATAATAGGGGTAGCCCCGCTACTTGCGGGAGCGATTAGACCGATTAGAAAGGAGAAAGATATGCCAAGACGCTACAAGATGCATAGCACCCGTAAGGTTGCTAGACCTGTACCTGACCGGCCTCTTAGACGGCCCGAGCCGTTACCACATACGATCCGGCCCGAGTATCCATCTCGTGTGCCGACTGTCGATTGTACGCAAAAACGTACAGCCAAGAAGATTCCAGGAGTTACCGTAGCACCCGCGTATAACAAAGGTGCTTACCAAGTTATTCCCGAGTCAGATATTAAACACATAGGAAAATAATATGCAAACAGCGAAAAATCCAGAGTACTGGGGAACGTCAGACTGCAAGAACTGCGGCACTACGTTCCAATACCGATACTCACAAAAGAGAGGAATCTTTTGTTCAAGACAGTGCACCGGCGAACACACGGTGAAAAAACGAACTAAGAAAGACACTAAATACAGATCGCGAGGTCTGCGGCCATTAGTGTTACGAATACACGGCCTGAAATGCTCTGCATGCGGCTGGGATTATAAAGCCCACCACTTAGAAGTACATCACAAAGATGGTGACAATACCAATAACGAATTAAAAAATCTCGAGCCACTTTGTCTACTATGTCACGCAGATACCGATACATACGGTTCGCTGAACATATCAGACGAAGGACGCGAGCGTTTGAAAACTAGCCCTGGCGGCGACGTCAGAAAGAAAAACCAATAAGGAGGTTACGATGGATATAAAAGAAGCGTTACGAATTGTAATAGACAACGTAGAAGTCAATGGCGACTACAACGTCGAAAAAGCAATTACTCTGGTAGAGGATGCATTACAGCTTCTACCAGTAATTAGCCACGGTGGTGGACAGCCGTTCCACTACGTCGAAGAGTACGACGACGAGCTACACCCTGAGTGGGTTCGACGTGAGGCTCTACACTCTAACCAACAGCAGTAGGTGTAGAGTGGATAAAAGACACGGGTCACCGTATGACCGAGGTTCGGCCGATGCGTATTACCATCGGCCAAAAGACCCTCACTACTACAAGAAAGCCAGCTACTCGTCGGATCGAGTCGACAAGAAAGATATGAGCGACGAACAAAAAGCTGAATATCTTTTAGGCTACTACGAAACAACTGACCGCAAAGACTTTGGAGAATTTAACAATGAATAATTTACAAAAATACGTCTGGTATGTACAGCCAGTAGTGCAAGCGATAGAGGAACACCACAATGAATTTTACCGCCTTCAATACTTTAACCTAGATCCTGAAGATTTGTTCGCCGAAGGAGGTGTAATAGAGTTTCAAAAAAGTGTTACTAAATGCCTTCCTGAACATTTCGACGGTGATTTACCTGCAGTTCTTGCCGGATGGGGTGAAGAGACTGGTGCGAGTTTAGTATTAGAAATATCCCCTGAACACCGTGAAAGACTAAGTCCAGAAGTAGTTGATGTCATAAGGGGTGAAGACCTTGAGTATCATGAAAAGTGGAGAAAAACTGCGAAGAAAACAATATATGTGCCACTAGACCATGAATATTATTTAAGTAATTCTGGATTTGTTCACTCGACCGAGTTTGAAGATTGGGAGGGTATTGGTCACGGCTTAGATTTTCTGTCTCACCGTTTAGGTTTGAATTACCTAACAGTTCACGCAGGGATTTGCGACTTAGAAGCAATATTAGATTAACAAGGAGATAAACTGATGAAACGAGTTGATGTGATGAAAATGTGTGCGATTTGTAAAGACCCGATCGACGTACAGAAGACGCCCGAGGGAGTGGTGTTTTGGACTGAAGGCCACAACGCTATGCCAGTGGTCGAGGGACGATGCTGTACGAGCTGCAATTACTCGGTTGTGATACCCGCTAGACTTGGGAGGTCGATCAATGCCTGAAGAAATAATCGAGTGGGAATGGGAGGAGGCGTTCGATAAGTTTGGATTCGGGGACGGTGACGGTTGGAACGGAACCGATATCGTAGCCGACTTTATCGAGAGCCTCGGATACGGAGTCGAACGTGATTACTGGGGAATCCATAATTATATGATCTTCGACATCAAACTAAAAGACGAGTCGATCTACACTAAAGAGGTTGATAAGGGGTACGACAACCCGCACGACTATCTACCGAGAGACTTGGTTAGAGAACTGGAGGCAAGATTTGGATCTTACTAACGCAGAGCTGAAGGCTTGGTTAGAACAATGCCCGACTCACACTCCTGAAGTGATTCAGGAGTTGAACGGGATATTTGTTGTGGTTTTCAGACCGAAAGAAGAGAACGGTAATTCGTTATAACTGGTACTTTTTTCGCGGTAATCGCCGCGTTAAAATAGGGGTAGCCCCGCGTACGCGCGGGATTTTGTAACGACCGATAGAAAGGAGAAAGAATGGATCTAAAAGATATAACTATTGGAATGTTTTCCGAAAGACCTTGTAGAACTTCCGAGTTCAGTAGGGAGTTGGTTGACGTGTTGAGTAAAGCCGACGTATTACCCGAACAAGGTTCTGGATTTGACGACATGTCCACAGAGCTACTGGATCTTGACGAGAGAGTAGACGGCTACTACATAGACCACTACGGAGTGGGGTTCGAAAGCAAAGGTGAGGTTTTGTGGAAAAAGCCTACCGAAACGATCACCGTTACAGAGTGGCTTGAGACAGACGACACAGACCCTGGAGAGTGGATTATTCTATCATGGAGCGATCCTGTTACACGCAGTACTCGAATGGTAGGATTAGTTTACGACAGCCATTGTCACCCATATTTAACAAAGATTATCTGAGTAGTTCTCCGAGCGGCCTTACGAGGCCGCTTTAAGAAACACTTAATCAATAGAAAGGAGAATTGTATGTGCGATAACAGAATAGAAGTCTCAGTACCGAAAGGCTGGGACTACAAGATCGTTGAGTACCGTTGTGGATCGACCGGAGTATACGGCCAGATGATCCTGTGCGAGAAATGCGAGTCGCAACGAGAGCACCGCGAGTCGTTAGCCGAAGCAGATAATGCATGGCTACGATCTGCGGGATGGGGAGAAATATAATGAGCCGAATAACAGACAACGAAGGTGAGGAGATCTACACGGTCGAACTCACGGCATGGGAAATTTGCAAATTGATGAGCGACTCGGTTTACATCGAAGATGAGCTTGAAGAAGGGAGGTGGGAGCATGAAGAATGCCAGCTTTCCAAAAACATTCGCAAAGCAGCAATCCAAAAGCTAAAGGATGCTTACTTTCCGAAAGCAACGAAACTATGGAATGAGGAACGAAAAGCATGAAAAATTTACTACCGACTCAGCTAGAAGAGTTAGTTCTAGCGACCGCACACCACTATCTCTTGACCAGAGATATTGACGATGCGGCGATGGCCTGCATCGAATACTGCGCGGATAACTTCCAGCGCGTTATACACTGGTCTGACGCACAGGCAATATGCAAGTTTTGCCAGATCGCAGAGGAAATAGCTAACCAGAGGGCAGCGTAACATGACAGCTAGAATTATTAACGACGAGGGAGTGCTAAAGTACAACGTAGGCACGAGCGAGGGTGAGGTTGAGTTACATCGAGAATTTATTACGATGCACTCGGTTATACAAATAGACATCATTCAAGATTGGATACACGATCTTGAAGAACTGCTCGAAGAGATCAAGGAGGAAAGAGAAAATGCAGATGCATGAAGACGCAGAGTTTGTTTCACTCGACCAGTTGGCCGAGTGTTACGACGGGTTGAGCAAAGAACTCTACAAGAAATTGTGGGACATGATGCCGAAAAGAACGCACACTGACTACGGCGACTTCGGAAGCCAGTACGAAATGAACTGCGCTAACGGAACGCTTATAGATGAGCACTGGGATAAGTTTACCGAAGACGAACAAGCGATGATTAACAAGGCTCTCGATAACCAAATAGAACCACACTTTGGACAAGAGAACCTTGAGAACTAGGACAAAAGAGCTGCGGGTGAGGTCGAGTCGCGACCGGCTATACCGCAGTATTAACCAGACGGGAGATAGTACAATGGGCTAGAGTTAGTCCCGAGAAAACCCTCCATCCGATCCTTAAGTCAGTGGAGCAGAAGGGGACATAATATCACGAGGGATCGGCACTCTGCGGGTCGCCACTGCGGAGTGTGCTAATGAGTTTTTCTGCGAGTGGCTTTACGAGGCCACTCCAAGAAACACTTAACTAACAGAAAGGAGAATTGATTTGCGTAACAGACTTACAATCGAACTACCGGAGAAGATCTACCGCCGGTTGAACCGAATCAGCAGGGAAGGCTATCGCAGCCCCGCCCAGCAGATTCATAAATGGGTAGACGAGTACGAAGCTAAAACCAATAGAAAGGAGAACGATAATGGATAGATCAAACTATCACTCTCAGATCATCATGCCATTCCTCAGGGATTACTATAAGTGGCCCGATGACATTTCAGACCGCTACGCACGCGGTATGAACGAAGCACACCAGCTGATATGCACTTCAGACACTGGCGTGTTGATGGATATGCGAGCGGCTATGCCGAACGTATTCGACATGGCGATTACATACAGCTATGTGAACCCCTACGTTGAGAAGATCACCGAGAGCTGGGTGGACAACATAGGCTTCGACCCAGTACAGACGATCGTTTGGAAAAATGCTCGACAAGTGTGGTTGAATAATTTACTAGACTACACTAAAGACCGGATGAACAGAAACCCGAAATACCGCACTTATGACAGCGAGGTGTTCGCCGAGTTTTTTAAAGAGTTCAAAAGCGTTCCAGGAAAACACCGCAACGAGTTCCTAGTTGTGAACGATGGAGTTTTACTAGCAGAGGCTAACGAGGCACAGTCTGTGTTAGAAACAACACTGTCCGAGGACACTGCGTTTCCGACCGTTTCGACAGGGTCATCAGTGGCACAAAAAGAGCACACACCTTGAGTAAGGTTAACGGTTGACCAAGCCGCCGTGACTACCTCGAAGAACTCAAGGTGAACCTTTTTACTTTGAGGTAGACTTGGATTGCCCCAGTTCATTTAGGTGGACTGGGGCTTTTTTATGCCCAGCGATCGATATTAGATATTAGATATATTGTTCTGTGAGAGATTTAACTTTTTTTAAAAAAATTAACAAAAACGACTAATAGACTAATAGAAGTAATAGAATGAGGGTGAAAGCCTCGAGAACAGTGGATAGTGGTGAGTGACGAAAGTAATAGAAAATCTATTAGTTATTAGTTTCAAGAGAGAATATAAGAAAAGAAGGCCACGAGAAAACTTTTACTTTTTATAAAAAAGATTACATATATAAACTATACTTCACCCAGTTGAAACACTCGGAAAGACTGGATGAAAGAACTAAAGTACACCCCAATGGTTCCTACAGACGATGGTAACGGTTACGTCGACCCCGATGGTAAGACGTGGCAGGAACTCAACTCGAAACAAAAGAAGTTTGTAAGGGAGTACGTTAAAGGCCAGAACGCCACCGATGCCGCTGTAAAAGCAGGCTACACGAAGAACCGCAACGCTGCGAAGCGACAAGGCAGTGTGTTACTCAATCACAACCCACTAGTCCGAAACTATCTGATTGAGCAGGAGATAGAGGCCGAGGAAAGAGAAAAGATTTCCATGGAGAGCCATCTATCTGCTCTACATGATCTGAGGGAGGAGGCGAGGGACCAAGGACAGATTAACGCAGCCATTACGGCAGAGATCCACCGAGGGAAGGCAGGGGGACTCTACATCGATCGACGGGAAGTCTTGACCGCTAAGATCGACGGACTTAGCAAGGACCAGCTGATCGATCGACTGAGCGACTTGATCAGCAAACGAGCACCTCGGACCATCGAGGGCGAAGTGATTAACACCAGCACCGATTGATCACTCTACTCGATCAGTCACTCTACTCTACTCTACTCGCTCTACTCTACTCTACTCGATCAATCAATCGCGCGTGCGCCACCCGCCCACCCACCCATTCATTCATTGAGTGACCGACCGACCCACGGATTACGATTTTTAACAAGCCGTCCAACGGTTTGTTATAACAAACGTGTGCAAGTTTGTTAACGTGCGTTTGTTTGTTATGTGTCCAGCGTTTTGTTATTTGTTATGTGTGTGTTGACTTGTTAAGTTTGTGTCCAGCGTTTAATCACTTGTTAGTGACTAGTAACAAAAAAGCCCACACACGGTAGGCTAGTTTGTTAGCTAGGTATTAGCTCCTAGTTAATACTTCGTTCATACGCTTTGCGTAACCGCTAGCGGTTAGGTGTTTGTTAAGCCTTTGAACTGACTTATAAGTTTTACCTGTTTTAAGGTTTTTATAAGTGTAAAAAGTCCGGCCTGTCTCATCACCTTTAGAGTTACGTTCAGCCTCTTGTTTAATGATGATTACCTTTTCAATCTCTGAGTCAGTAAAGCCATCTTTGCCGGAGGTTAAACCATTCTCAATACAAAGATGTTGATAACCCCAATAGGCACAAGCCGGTATAGCTGGCCATTTAATGTTTGATGCCTTGTTATGATCAAACACATTGGTAGCGTTACCTTTAGAACCACCACCCTTTGTAGATTCAGTTAAATCAGGTAACTGGCCTAAGTCAACTTTCTTCTTATCAATGTTTGCAATCGCTTGTTTAACACTGACTTCCGCGTTGACTTGATTGTTAGCTGTATTTGAATTAGCCATAATAAAAATTCCTTTTTAAAGATTAACAAGTAAGTTAACGCTAACAGGATTGCTAACGCTAACTGTTATGCATGACGTATATTACAGGCACACTCCAGCCGTCAAGTACACAAGCTGCCCAACGGTTAATAATCTCGCATGGCTAGTGGGAACTTTGTATGCCGCCCCGCGACCCCATTCCCGCACCTACGAGCGCGATTAACAACCTAAGTATAAACCTAAACCTATGCGCTAGGCAATACTTATGGCAATGCGCTAGGTAGTCTCTACACCTATGCGCTAGGCAATCTCTACACTAGTGTGTGTGTTGGCTTGTTAGTTAGTTGCCGCCCAGGTGCTAACCTTGTGTGTGTTGGCTTGTTAGTTAGTTGTGTGTGTTGGCTTGTTAGCTCAGGGGGGTATACCCCCCTGAGGGCCCCCCTTACCCACCCACCCACTCACCTTTCTTGGTTCCAGCCTCTTTTTTCTCTGTACTTTTGCTACGGGTCCCCAGACCACAAATTTTTCGCAGATTTCCGTGGGACTCCTACCTCAAAAATTTTTCGCGACATTTTTTTAGAGCGTTGCGCGTGACGTATATAAAGAGTTACGATTCGCACATGGCACATGAAACTCGTAGAGCGAACTTAATCAAGAAGCACAACTTGAAGGGTGTGAACAAACCGAAGCGCACACCCAGCCATCCGAAGAAGTCGCATATGGTATTAGCGCAAGAAGGACACAAGTTAAAACTCATTCGTTTCGGGCAGCAAGGCGTGAAGACTGCAGGCAAGCCTAAGAAGGGTGAGTCAGATAAGCAGAAGGCGAGGCGCAAGAGCTTCAAAGCTCGCCATGGAAAGAACATTGCTAAAGGAAAAATGTCAGCGGCTTATTGGGCCGATAAGGTGAAATGGTAATGGCTAGAGACTCCTATGAAATGCAAGAAGATTTCGAAGATGAGTTAAGCAAGTCAGATGTTGCACTAGGCGGTTTAAGGTATGTAACGGAAGCAGTAGGACTCCCCACCGATACGGAAAGTATTGAAGTAGCTACTAGTGGGATTCCTGCATACGCACTTACAGAAGCGATAAGCGACGGACGGTTATCAGAACTATTAGAAGGCATTGGTGAGTTTGCATCAGTTGAAGAGTTAATTAATTCGGTAACAGATTTACCAGTAGAAGAGGCGGGACTTGCTGCTACTGTAATGGGAGCGATGAGTCCTGGTGGCCGCTTTAAGAGTATGCGCGAAGGGCTTGAAGCAATTGTAGAAAGACTACTAAGTAAAGAAAAGAACCCAGATAAGTCCGAAATAGATTTATTAAGAGAACAGGGCGCAACCCCTAGTGAGCTGAGGAGGATGAGACCTAGTGGGTCGTATTATTCGCCGAGAAACATAGTCGAGGGAAGAACGGAGTTTTTAGCAAAAGATTTAGAAGCCTATGATTTAGGGTTAACGGATGAGTTACCTACAGAGGCTTTTCAAAAACTGTACGCTATGGCAGCAAAAAGAGGGGTCAATATTGACGACCTTATACAAGAAATACGGCAAAGTGCAATCCCTACTCGTCCACGTTCTAGGTATTATGAAGAGTATAAAAACCCAACATTCCCTTCGGACGAAACAAACCCTGATTTTCTTGATCCGATTAAACAACCTGAGAGACGTGCGTCACAAACACAAAGACATCGCACAGCATTACTAAAGCAGCATAAGGAAGATGAGGCGAGAATAGCACAAGGTTTACCTCCTCGAGACACTGCGTTTACGCGTCGAAACAGAGGGCTTGCAGACGACCAAATGGAACTAGATTTTAATCGAGAGTCTGAAAGCGGCTTACCTTCTCTTTTTGATATGTTAGAAGGTTCGATGAACCCTAGATCTTCGGAAGCAGGATTAGATGCGGCACTAAGAGGGTTAAATAAAGATTTAGATGCGGCACGTAGATCAGGAACAATGCCCAAGGGTAGTAGTGAGTTTGACCCAATACCGCGTGGAAAAAATGCGTCGATGATAGATTCTCTTCGAGCACAGTTGAACCGAGAAAATCTGGAGCCTGAAACTGTGAGAAGATATACGAGAGAATTAGAAAGATTACTAAGAGACAGTGATGTAGATCCTGACCTAATGGCCAAGGGCGGTCGTCCAGGATTATATGCAAATATACACGCGAAGCGTAAACGTATAGCAGCAGGCTCTGGTGAGCGGATGCGAAGGAAAGGTGAGAAAGGTGCACCGACAGCTGAGAACTTTAGGCAAGCTGCGAAGACTGAAAAGAAGAACATGGGCGGTCGTCCAGGAACGCGACGTCGCAAAAGAATGATGGTGCCAGCAAGTTATAAGACTGGTGGTCAGGTTTTCCAAAAAGGATATTACGGTAAGAGCTACAAATGAGTTCTGAACTAGCGGAGGTTTCTAAGTTCGAGTTAGCTCGAAGAGATAAACTTAATACGCTACAAAAGGTGATGATGGATGTGTTAGTAAAACATCCGGAAGCAGAAATAAAACCCATGGTTAATCATCACTTTGCGCCACAAATATATATTAGAGAATTTTTAGGGCCGAAGGATTCGATTGTTATGAGCAAGGTTCATAAAGAACCGAACATGTTCATTTTAGTCAAAGGTCATGTAAAGATTGTTTCAACAGCACAGAAAAAAGAACAGGTAGACGTGTTCAAAGACTTCGCAATCTGCACTACCCCTGCTAATACAAAACGGGTAGGCTACTTTTTAGAAGACACCATAATATTAACGATTCATCCGAATCCGGATGATTCACGAGATATTGAAGAATTAGAAGCGCGGATTGCGATTGATTCGTTCGAGGAGAATGTAGCATGAGTGTAGCATGGACCGCTTTAGCTGTAGGTGTAGTAAGTACAGCAGCAAGTATTACAGCAGGAAAGAAAACGGCAAGAGCGCAAAAAGAAGCGGCCCAAGAAGCGGCGTATATAGAAGGAGCGGCTCCGTCTATTCCTGTAGCTAACGAGTTGGTGATTGAAACGATAGGCGAAGCTGATGAACTAGGGGCAACCGCCCCAGATTTCCGAGAAGCGTTGGAAGGTACTTACGGCGGCGGCATGTATGACACACAAGATTTTCAAAGTGGTCAGCAGCAGCAGATACCCCCTGAACTTGAAGCGTTGTTAATGCAACAACAAAGCACAGGTATGGAACCCACTAACGTACAATTTGCTCGCAGCGGTGGACCGGTTGGGTTACCTCAAGACGTATACCACTTTTCAGCTCCGAAGATTAGCCAGATGCAGATGGACGTAGATCTTGGAGTCAGGAATGTCGGCAATGCGATGATGGCACAGATGGAAGCAAATCCTGGAATGGGTATGGTCAGTGCGTCAGCAGCGGATATTGATCAGATGGCTGCGGGTGGACCAGTACAACCTCCACGGTACGATGATGGCGGGGTAGTTCAAGAAGCAATTGTAGATACAGTTACGAACCAGATTCCTGGAGTTTCACAAGCTAAAATTTTAAGAGCTATCGAAATGACCGACGACCCAGCAGAAAAGCGTAGACTTGCGCGACAGTTAATTCCTGGAATGGGGTTAGCTGAGATGGGACTTGGGGGGTTAAGGAAAATAGGTTCGCGTATTAGAGAAAGAAGAGCTAACCGACGAGAAGAAGCCCCTGTCCTTGGCCCAAGATAAGTAAACGATGGCTAGATCTAGCGAAAGAGTCCAAGAACTTTTAGCTGAGAAGTTAGCACAGCAAGATGCTGACCGTGAAGTTATTGGTGGAATAATAGATCGATACACTCAGCTTCCTCCGAAAGAAGACGAGGATTATGATATCAGTGGTATTCCCGAAGCAGAAGAAGGAGTAATAGCTCCTCTCCTTTCTCCTTTCGCCCCGTTAAAAGCAAAACAGACAAAAGCCCCTGAGTCCACTTACGGCGAACAATTTTACAGATTCACCGGAGGTTTTGACGGAGACGCAGTTACCACAGAACGTCCTCTCATAAGTTACAAACCAGGAGAGTACGACTATAAAACAGGCGAGCCTCCGATAATCACCGGTATCAGTGACTTGTTAAAATTCGGCGACCGAGCCTTATTTGGCACACCTGAAGAAAAAGCCGAGGTGAAAAAACAAACACAAGAATTTATAAAAGGACTTCCTCAAATACTTCCTGATTTAATGAAAGGCACAATTAAAAGTGCTCAAAATATTGAAGCAGGAGGTATTACTACCAAGGACGAAGACACCGGTCAGATCACTAGACCTACCGAGTTTTTATACAACATGGGGTCAACACTTGCAGGTATTGGAGCAGGAACCGCTAGATCTATAGCCCGAACAGCTGGCGACGATGGACAGGTGTTAGGGATTATGGGTGGGGCGCGTATGAAATCCGGTCCTGATAAAATAGCAGAATTAAGAAAATTTGAAGAACAAGCGGTAGCTGAAGGTCGCAAACGTGGGGAAGATTTTCGTCCATTTTATGCTGAGCTTTGGGGAGATCAACTTGACAGAGGAGAGACTCTTAGAGTATATCGGTCTGTAATTGACGACCAACCTCGTATTGAAATTGATACGTCTAATGTTAAAATAAAAAATTACGATAACGCCTTTCAACTTGAAAGCATGCTTAAAGGTTTTGCTACCGATGAAGTAAATTTCAGAGTTAGTTTAGACCAGATACTTGACTTCCCCGAACTGTTCAAAGAGTACCCGCACTTACGAAACATGCCTATTTCTTATGACGAAGCTATGGACTCAAATACGGTCGCAGCTTTCCAACGCTTCTTTAATGACCCAGAAAGTGGAGAGATACTTCTTGGAAATAAAATTCAACAGGCTTTAAATAGAATTAAAGAATTAGAAAAAAATAAAAGAGAAGTCGCTGATGACGAGGCATTAGCATCGGTGCTTGATCAAAGCATAAAAAAGACTATCGATGAACAAATTCTTTCTCCAATTTTACATGAAGTACAACATGCTGTCCAAGCCTATGAGAGACTTGAAGGCGGGGGGAACTTAGAAAAATTTTTAGATCCTAAAGACGTTTCTCTTTTAGGAAAATATAATGAATATGAAAGTCTTATTGCTGATATAGATAAAACAATTGGAGATTATACAAAAAATCAATTCCGAAATTCTGATTTCCAAAGACGAGGAGGTCTTAGTCTTTCTGAAATAGCAAACAGAGAACTAGCAAACGCTGTTCATAAATTTAAAAACATCACTAGAAAAGTTGAAGCAGACGCTAACGCACATGCAAAAGATGACGGAGCTATTTTATTTATGGAAGTCCTTCGGGAAGAATGGCCTAATTTAACGGTTGAAGATAAGGCTCTTCTAAATGCTTCTATAACCCGCTCAAGTGATGTAGGAGCAGCTAAGTTAAATGACCTTCTTAGTTTTCGTATCCGAAGTGACGGCACACCTATGAGCGACGCTCTAAATGACTATGAATTTAGAGACCTTCAATTCGGGCTAGATGATTGGGCAAAAGTATATGATGATCTGTCTGGTTTTTTAATAGACATAGACGATGCGGTATTAAAAGACAGAGCAAATGCAGGAAAGAAACTTAATAAGATTATTAATATTCAAGACATGGGGTACGAACTATATAACCGCATTCCTGGAGAAGCGGAAGCACGGTTGGTGCAATCTTTATTTGAAGGGGTGCCTTCTGATGTTAAATACTCAGTAACCCCTAAAATCCCTCAAAGAAAACCAGTTCCGAAGCAAAGTACAGAAGACTTTATAAATAGTCTGTTTTCTGAAACAGATACCCCTGATTTTGCAACGGGTCCAGATGCTGAAGATGCTGCTAATCTTATGATTACTCCGAGAAGACGCGATATTTTACCACAAACTCCTGAACAGTTTGAAGCTGATCGTCGGTTTATGTATCCAGAGTCTTCCTTAGACGTAGAGCCAAGCGAATTTATATACAACAGAGGCTTTGATAGTGACGCCCCCGCTAGTCGAAGTAAGACAAAAAGAGCGTTATATGGCCCACCTAAAGGTTTAGCTGATGGAGGACCAGTAGGGGATAGAGTTATTGAACTGCTAGACGCGACATTTCGTAAATGAGTGATATCCTCAAGGATCTAAAAAACGTAGACCTGTCATTCTTATCTAAGAGTGAAGCAAAAGAGTTTACACTTCTCCTTGAAGAACTTGAAAAGCGCGAACGCAGAGAAACTTCTGCTTCTAGCTTTATTGACTTTGTAAAAATCATCTGGCCTGAATTTATTAACGGTGATCACCACCGTAAAATGGCACAGGCGTTTGATAAAATAGCAAGCGGTGAGCTAAAGCGGTTAATTATCAACATGCCGCCCAGACATACGAAGTCTGAATTTGCGTCACACCTGTTTCCTGCTTACTTGTTAGGAAAAAATCCTAAGTTAAAAATTATTGAAGCAACGCACACGGCTGACCTAGCTATAAACTTTGGCCGTAAGGTGCGTGACTTAATTGACACTGAAGAATATCGTGAGATATTTCCTAAGACAGAACTAAAAGCTGACTCAAGAAGCGCGGGTAAATGGTTAACTTCGCAACGCGGTGAGTATTATGCGTCAGGTATAGGCGGTGCACTTGCAGGTCGTGGTGCTGATTTGTTTATTATCGACGATCCTCACTCCGAACAAGATGCGTTTTCCGATAAATCACTAGACGAAGCCTACGATTGGTTTATGACTGGCCCCCGACAGCGTCTCCAACCAGGAGGTGCTATCGTTATCGTGATGACTCGTTGGTCTAAAAAAGATTTAACGGGTAAATTAATCAAGAAAATGATGCAAGACAAGAACGCAGACCAATGGGAACTGATTGAGTTTCCTGCAATCTTGCCATCGGGTAAATCGTTATGGCCTGAATTTTGGAAATTAGAAGAACTTGAGTCGATTAAGGCTTCGGTTCCTCCTTCGAAATGGGCGGCTCAGTACATGCAGCGGCCAACCGGCGAAGGTATTTCTATTATTCCGAAAGAATGGTTCAAGATTTGGCCTAACGACGCGCCTCCAGCTTGTGAATATTTAATTCAAAGTTACGATACGGCGTTTCTAAAGTCTGAACGTGCTGACTTTACAGCAATAACCACGTGGGGTGTGTTCTATCCGGAAGGAAAAATCAACGATGAGATGTATCCAGGAGGTCAGGCGCACATTATCTTGATTGATTGTGTAAAAGAGCGACTAGATTTTCCTGAGCTAAAGCGAGAAGCGATACGTTTGTACGAATATTGGGATCCTGATTCTGTAATTATTGAAACGAAAGCAACAGGTATCCCGCTAACGCAAGAATTACGCAGACTCGGTATACCGATTAACACGTATTCACCCAACAAAGGCCAAGATAAGATTGCAAGGTTGAATTCAGTCAGCCCTATGTTCCAAGAAGGTAAGGTTTGGGTGCCAGAAAACCGCTGGGCTGAAGAATTAATGGAAGAAGTTACGGACTTTCCTAACGGAGAGCATGATGATTTGGTGGACTCCACAACATTAGCGTTAATACGCTTTAGAAATGGTGGATTTTTGAGACTAGACTCAGATTACGACGACGAAGAGGAATATTACCCCAAAGTCCGTGCATATTACTGATTTATTATTGAATTAAAACGAGGTATCGTTCCGCGCTATGGCTGAACAATTTGAAATTGAAGTAGAAGAGGAGCCTTTAGAAGACGAAGTCGTCGAAGTTTTTATAGACGACGAAGGCGTCGCTAGTTTCGGTGATGAATTTGACGAAGATTATGCAATATCGTTTGGCGAAAACATTGCTGAAATATTAGACGAGTCCACAAGAGGCGAACTTGCTTCAAAAATTACGTCTTATTACCATGACGACTTAGATTCTCGTCAAGACTGGTATGAAACTTTCAGAGACGGACTAGATTTACTAGGAATTAAAACAAATACACGCAGCGAACCCTTCGAAGGTGCAAGCGGCGTGTATCATCCGCTACTAGCTGAAGCGGTTACGCACTTTCAGGCACAAACTTACCGCGAGTTGCTGCCTGCAGGGGGACCAGTAGACACGCAAGTAATGGGCGTCACCTCAGATCCAAAACTTGAACAAGCAAATCGTGTTAAAAACTTCATGAACTACCAACTTACTTATAAGATGGAAGAATATGATCCTGAAATGGATCAAATGTTGTTTTACCTCCCCTTGGCAGGATCTGCTTTTAAGAAAAGTTACTACGATCCCTCTGTAGGTAGAGCGGTTTCTCGTTTTGTTAAGGCAGAAGACTTAGTTGTCCCGTATACAACTAATGATTTAGTAACTGCTTCACGAATTACTCACGTCATTAGGATGACAGAGAATGATTTGAAGAAATTACAGCTGTCTGGGTTTTATCGTGACGTTTCTATGGGGTCTCCTTCGTATATTAAGCAAAATGATCTACAAGATAAGATAGATGAGCTTGAAGGTGTAGACCGTACCGGCGGTGATGACGAATATACGCTATTAGAAGTACACGGCGAGTTTGATTTAGACGGTTTTGAAGACAAAGATGAAAACGGTGAGCCTACCGGCTTGGCGTTACCGTATATTATCACTATCTGCCTAGATACTAACGAAGTTTTATCAATACGGCAAAATTATGATCCGACAGACCCTATGCGTAAAAAAGTTGAATACTTTACGCATTATAAATTCCTTCCTGGATTGGGATTTTACGGATTTGGTCTAATTCATATGATTGGCGGTGTAACTAAATCCGCTACTGCAATATTACGGCAATTAATTGACGCAGGAACGCTTTCAAACTTACCTGCTGGTTTTAAATCTCGTGGATTAAATATTCAACGGTCTGATGACCCTATACAACCAGGAGAGTGGCGTGATGTTGACACTCCTGGAGGTGTTATTCGCGATTCCTTCTTGCCGCTACCTTATAAAGAACCAAGCGGCACATTAGCGCAGCTATTAGGTCTTTTAGTTGAGTCTGGTCAGAAGTTCGCAGCAGTAATGGACCAAGGAGCTGGAGATGGTAATCAAAATGCTCCAGTAGGTACTACAGTTGCCATGTTAGAAAAAGGCCAGAAGGTTATTTCTGCAATTCATAAGCGACTGCACTATGCACAGCGCAATGAATTCAAAATACTCAAGCGTATATTCGGAGAGGTGCTTCCACAGGAATATCCTTACCAAGTACAAGGCGCACAGCAAAGTGTTTTCCGTGAAGACTTTAGCGACAACGTAGATGTTATACCTGTTTCTGATCCTAACATCTTTAGCACCACACAGCGAATCATCTTAGCCCAGACACAGCTTCAGATGGCACAAAGCGCACCGCAACTACATAATATGCGGGAAGCGTTTCGTAAAATGTATTTGGCGTTGAACATACGAGATATTGACGATTTATTACTTCCTGAATTTGAGCCAACACCTAAAGATCCTGTTCAGGAAAATATGGATGCTTTAATGAATGTACCGTTAAAAGCATTTATTCAACAGAATCACGACGCACATATCCAAGCGCATATGGCGTTTATGCAAAGCCCACAGATACAGCAGAACCCACAAGCAATGTCAGCATTGCAAGCACATATTCAAGAACACATTGCATTGAAGTACAGAGTGCAAATGGAACAGATTCTGGCGCAGCAAGGTATTCAGTTACCACAACCTGGACCGGACGGTCAAATGCCGCAACTACCTCCAGAGATGGAAAGTCAGATTGCAATGGCTGCGGCACAAGCTACACAACAAATAACAGGTCAGGAGCAAGCGTTAGCGCAAGCAATGGCTGCACAGCAGCAAGACCCTCAACGCGAAATGTTCCAAGAGCAGATGAATCTGGAATACGAAAAACTGTCTCAGAAAGACAGAGACTCGCAGCGTAAGACTGACCTCGAACTAGAGAAACTAGACTCTCAAGAACGACAGACAGATATTAAGGTTGCTGCAGATCTGCAAGAAGCTGAAATGCAAAATGAAAGAGATATTGATTCAAACCTAACTGAGATCGCGAAGGTTGTTCGCGAATCTAGAGAACAGGAATAGGTGGCTTATTTATTAAGCAACATACCTCATTTTAACGCATGGATCCGAAAAGAATTTACACACAATCATTTAGACTACCATGGAGAGTATTTACACGCGGTTGTTTTTGCGGTAAACACCATTCCAGATAGGTGCTTGTCTTTTCAAGTAGTCTTTACAGGATTTGAGCTTGATGCAGAAGAAGATGCAGAAAACATACACGGTGGCGCGATGTGGGCTAGGATGCCTATAACTGCGCTTGTTGCAGACTCTGTTTTAGAGGAGATGCCTGAAGCTATGCCTACGCATTTAGCTCAGCCGTGGGATTGTAGTTCTTATGAGCACGCTGTTATTAAAATGGATCGTGTTTCTTCTAGTCCTTGGCTTTGTAAAATAGATAATGAATTTCACACGGGGCGATACTTATTTACTGTCGATTACACAGGTAATGATATTGCAGATGATCCTGCACAACATAAACAAAGTCACGTGTTAGAATTAACGGACGCTGGTAAGTGGACAGGTAATATCGTTGCACTTCCTAACAACCGTGTAAGAGCGACTAACCCAGCACTTTGGGAGACAGGATCAGGCGCACCTGATTTTTATCCTAGTCAACACTTACACAGCGCAGAGATTCATGACAGCTACATGGATCCAAAAATAACTTTCAATAATTTATATTCAAAAGGAGACGAGAATGAAAGGTAGAAAGAAAATGCCTAAGATGATGAAAAAAGCTGGTGCTCGCAAAATGAAGCGAGGCGGCTCAACAAAAAGTAAAGGCAAAAAATGAAAACACGTAATCGGGATTACCCTAAGCCCAGTTCCCAGCCTGCTGGCGTAAAAGTAGAACCTATGAGCGCATCTGCGGAAGGTTTTGCCCAAGCCAAAGAAGTATCGGCTGGAAAAGTTATTGATGGTAAAGAAACCAAAATAAAGGGTGGTGGCGCAGCCACTAAAGGTTTGAATTTCTATAGGTACATTAGCGATTAATGGACTATATAAAGTTTTCGGAGCATTTGCTCCGCAAAGTACGAGAGCGGCAACAAGAGCTCTCGCAAATGTTGGCTTCGGGCAACGCACAGGACTATTCCCACTATGTGAGAGTAGTAGGCGAAATATCAGGTTTAAATTTCGCTGAACAAGAAATCGTGAACCTGCACTCTAAAATGGAAGATATAGATGACTGAAACAGTACCGGATCGTGTCCTAAATTTTGGGTCTGACACTGAGAAAGAAGATTCTCAGATCACACCTGAAAACGTAGAAGCACACGCAGACAGACTTCCCGTACCTACGGGATACAGGATTTTAATCCTGCCTCACGAGCCTAAAGCCACTACTAAAGGTGGAATTATGCTTGCAAAGCAAACTCTCGAAAAGGAACGAATAGCTGCGATTGTAGGTTTAGTCGTTTCTGTTGGACCAAGCGCATATGCAGACAAGGAAAAGTTTCCAGATGGGCCTTGGTGTAAAGAGGGTGACTTTATTATTTTTGGACGCTACGCAGGGGCTAGGTTCAATATCGAAGGCGGCAGCATGCGGCTTTTGAACGATGATGAAGTACTTGCTGTAATAAACGACCCAGAAGACATTCTGCAATAATATGGAGTTATAGCTGTGGCTGAACAAAATATAGAACTAGAACTTCCTGAAGAGGAAGTTGATATTCACGAAGCGGATGTGATTCAAGATAGCACTCCTGACGTGGACACAAGTGACCAAACGATCGAAGAAACTCAACATACCGAAGAGGTAGATGAGTATAGTGCCGGTGTTAAAAAACGCATCGATAAACTAACTTATCGTATGCGTGAGGCAGAAAGGCGAGAACAAGAAGCAATTAAATTCGCTCAAAATGTTCAAGCTGAAAACCAAACGCTGCAAAGTAAGTTAACTTCTTCAGATACAACCTTAGTTAATGAATATGACGCTCGCGTTAAGTCTGATGCGGAAAGAGCTAGAAAAGCTCTTAAAGAAGCACAGGAATTAGGCGATGCAGAAGCTATAGCATTAGCCACGGAAGCAGTTGCTAAAACTTCATTAGAAGCGCAGAATGTTCAGCGTTTACAAAGACAACAAAAGGTAAGAGCTGAAAGGCCGCCTGCTGCTCCGCAGCAACAAGCCCCACAGCCCCCACCTCCCTCGATAGATCCTATCACGGAAGAATGGGCAGAACGAAATAAATGGTTCGGGCAGGATCGGGTGATGACTCAGGCTGCTATGGATATTCACGAAGATTTAATCTCCGAGAATAACCAAAGAGGTCAAGTAATTTGGAACCCTCAGTCTCCGGATTATTATAAAGAGGTTGACAAAAGAATGCAGGAATATTTCCCGCAAAAATTTGATCAAGCAAAACCCGTGCAACAATCCGCTGTTGCTGGGCCTAGCCGTGGTGTTGGGTCTCCTAATCGCGGAGCACGCAAAGTTTCACTCTCTCCTTCGCAAATAGCAATTGCGAAAAGGATCGGAGTGCCGTTAGAAGAGTACGCAAAATATGTATAGAGGAGATAAAGAATGACAGATCGAACTCCTAGGTCTGCTGATACACGAGCAAAGAAGGCTCGCAGAAAAACATGGCAACCCCCTTCAATGTTGGATGCCCCAGAAGCACCTCCTGGATATAAACACAGGTGGTTACGTGCAGAAGTCCGAGGTCACGATGACAAAGCGAATATGTCTAAACGCATTCGTGAAGGATTCGAACCAGTAAGAGCGGAAGACTATCCAGAGTTTGACTCTCCTACAATAGACGACGGTAAGCACGCGGGTACAATTGGAGTAGGTGGCTTAGTTCTTGCAAAAGTTCCAGAAGAAACTGTAGAAGAAAGAACTGATTACTTTTCACGAAGAAGTCAGGAACAGCTTCAGGGAGTAGACAACGACCTTTTGCGGGATAGTGATCCTAGAATGCCTATTAGCAAACGAGACATTCAAAGGAACTCTAAAGTTGAATTTGGCAGTCGGGACGTAAGTTCTGATTAACTATCACTCTAATATGAGGGTTTAACAATGGCGAATACGGATGCACCTAATGGGTTCACCCCCGCTTTCTCCCTATACGGGGGAACAATTAGACCCAAGAAAATGCGTATTGCAAGTGCATACGGAACTGCTATTTATAGCGGCGACGTAGTCACGCTTTCTTCGGGCTATATCAACCAAGCGGGAGCAACCTCAACTCCTGTTGGCGTGTTTTACGGTGTGTATTACACGGCTACGGATGGGACTCCTACGTTTTCTAAATCGTGGGCTGCAAGCACAGCCACACTCGGTAGCGCAGATGCGGAAGCATATGTGTATGCTGATCCTGGTATTGTGTTTGAAGCACAGTTCACAGCAGGAACTCCTGCAGTAAGTTTTATCGGTAATAAGTACACTTTAAGTACAACTGCCGGTAGTTCTACTAACGGACGTTCAAAAGAGGGTGTAACAGCCACTACTTCTAGTGGTGTTGCTTTATGTGTCGGTTTTGTAGATTCTCCTAGCAATAGCATCGGTGCTTATGCTCGGGCGTACTTTACATTCCCAACTAACACCTTCGCAGTTTAAGGAGAGTAATTAATGGCTATTAATAGAGCACAACTCGTTAAAGAGCTTGTTCCTGGCCTTCATGCTCTCTTTGGACTAGAGTATGATCGTTATCCGAATGAGCACGAAGAGATTTTCGACACAGAAAACTCTGAAAGAGCTTACGAGGAAGAAGTCATGCTAACTGGCTTTGGAGAAGCACCGGTCAAGAGCGAAGGCTCTGCGGTGAACTACGACACTGCACAGGAAGCATGGACAGCACGTTATACACACGACACGGTCGCTTTGGCCTTCAGCTTGACTGAAGAAGCCATCGAGGACAACTTGTATGACACTCTGTCTTCTCGTTACACACGCGCACTAGCACGTTCCATGATGACCACTAAGCAGATTAAAGCAGCTAACGTATTGAACAATGCGTTTAGTTCTTCTTATACTGGTGGTGATGGAAAAGAGCTTTGTGCAACTGACCACCCAACCGTTGGAAATGAAGATCAGAAAAATGAGCTGTCTACTGCAGCTGATTTGAATGAAACTTCATTGGAGCAAGCGTTGATTGATATTGCTGCGTTCGAAGACGAGCGCGGTCTTAAAATTAACGCTCAGGCAAGAAAGCTAATTATCCCACCTGCTTTGCAGTTTGTTGCGGATAGGCTTCTTGAATCTCCTGGAAGAGTTGGTACGGCAGACAATGATATTAACGCGGTTCGCAATATGGGCATGGTTCCTGAAGGCTACACCGTAAATCATTATCTGACTGATACTGATGCGTTCTTCCTGAAGACTGACGTTCCTAACGGACTTAAGCATTTTGTTCGTACGGCTGTATCAACAAACATGGAAGGTGACTTTGAAACCGGAAATGTTCGTTATAAGGCCAGAGAGCGTTATAGCTTTGGCTGGTCTGATTGGAGAGGTATTTTCGGCTCTCCTGGAGCATAATACCACAGGGGGGCTATGCCCCCCTTTATTTCTGGGAATATAATAGCCCTAGCGACTGTCCCAGCAGACGCTTACGAAGACTCTAGGGCGAAACCTTTCGTAAGGAGGAAAAACCGATGGCTCAGACGACTTTCGCTGGCCCCGTTAGATCACTCGCAGGTCTTATTAATGCTGGATACAATGGTGTTGTTAGTTTAACAGCTAATACAACAATTACTGTTGCTGATCATGCA